ATGTTGAGCGATTTGAAAATTCGAAAGTTGAAGCCCGAAGCCGAGGCATTCAGGGTCTTCGACGGCGAAGGGCTATATCTGGAAGTCACCCCGAGCGGGACGCGATCTTGGCGGATGGATTACAGATTCGGCGCGCGACGCAGTAGCATGGCCTTGGGGCGATACCCCGCCATGTCGCTGCGGGAAGCACGCGAGGCGCGTGATGCGGTGAAGGACGATATTGCGGCGGGCCGCGATCCGCGCCAGCGCAAAGCCCCTGCCCCGGCGCCCGAGGCCGTAGTGACGTTCCGTAGCGTTGCGGAACGCTGGATTGAGAACAATGAAACTGCTTGGGTGCCGGAATACACCAAGCGGATCGTTGCCCGCCTTACCGGAGATGTATTCCCAGCAATCGGGCACATTGCAATCGACGGTGTTACGGCGAAGCAAATCATCGCCGTGGCCCGCAGCGTCGAGGACCGGGGTGCCATAGATATGGCTCGCCGCGTGGTGCAGATGATTTCAGGCGTCTTTGTCTTTGCCGCGTCGGAAGAACTGGTGCAGGTCAACCCCGCTTCAATCGTAACGCCAGCCCTCGCCAAGCGGCCCGGCAAAGGGCGCCGCAGTTCCTTGGCGGCGCCTGAACTTCGGACGATTTACGCGGATGTTCTTGCGCGGGAAACGGTGAACATCTCACTCAAATGCGCCCTGCGTTTTACGATGCTGACCTTCGTTCGCACCGCAGAAACGCGCTTTGCTACTTGGGACGAGTTTGACGCGCTGGACGGGGATGAGCCGCTGTGGCGCATTCCGGCTGAGCGGATGAAGATGCGCCGGGAACACCTTGTCCCACTGTCCCGGCAGGCCGTGGCCGTGCTGAATGAAATGCGATCCATTTCGGGGCGCGGCCCATTCGTCTTTCCGTTGCACGAGATGGACCTTGGCAGGCCACTGGCAAAAAATGCAATGCTGGGCGAACTATACGCCATGGGGCTGAGCGGCCGGGCCACGGTTCACGGCTTTCGGCATACCGCCTCGACATGGCTCAACGAAGCCGAGTTCAACCGGGACTGGATCGAGATGCAGTTAGCTCATGTCGATGGTGGGGTTCGTGGGGTCTACAACTCGGCGCAATATCTGCGGCAGCGGCGCGGCATGATGCAGGTCTGGGCCGACTTTCTGGACCAGCGGGAATCGCAGGCCGAGGAAGCCGTGGCCCCGCATGACAAGATCGAGATGTTCCGCGACTTGTTGGGATAAGAGGCTCAAGGGATGACATACAAGCACGAGAAGATAATTGATCCTATTGAAAATCTGTGTTTGCACCTGTTAGATGCGAGCGAGGATTGTTGCGAGCGATGCGCCACGCATCCCGCGCAACAATGGCAATGCTGACACTATTCCACTCCAAACAAAAATACTATCATACAGGGCCAAACATTAGGTGATGAAATGAGTAACGAAATCGTTCGACGCGTCAATAGAATTGACGATGCGACACTCATTGAAACAATGGAACGCATAAGGAAGGTGTTCCCATCAATTGATGCCAACATAACTTACAAATACTTCCAGAATATTGAGTTTTCCACAGAAGATTTAGATAAAAGAAAATTGAAGGGAAAATACGGCATTAATTCCGCCGACCTAACAATGTCAATAGAGGCTGGCGTAAATTTAAGAGTTGAATTTCGCCGCCAAATCCTATCTGCACCACACAGCCCTCTCATGCCATCCGCCAGATATGACGAGTTCGTCATCCATTTCGGAGAAAACTCAGGGAGATGGGCGCGTCGCAAAAAAGATGTTCAACTCGTCTCGGATATAGTTGGAGGTTCGGTCCCTGACGTTAACTACAGCGATGAAACATCCAGCGCAAGTGCATTCAAAATTCTCCTTGATGACTTTTCCGCAACTCATCGTCAAATGCTGGATTCGCTAAATGATCAGATTAAGTTGACCGATGAACGAAGGGCTGCGGCCGACAGCGAGGCCCTTGAACGCGAGAATGCGCGTCTGGAAGAACATCGCAAAGCGTTAGAATTAATTGATTTGGAGCGAAAGAAACTTTCCCTGCAGTCCCACATGGCAGAGCGAAGACGATTAATGGAAGCATTGACTCAAAGCGCAAAAGATCAGGCTTCTACCAATAAACTGCCCAACGCAACCATCGCCATGCGTTGGGGTGTTTTTGCGGCCTCGCTAGTTGTGTCCATCGCCGCTGGTGTTTTATCTTTCCAGAGTTTTGCCGCTCTGAGTTCGAAAGAAGCCCATACTGCAATTGACTGGTTTCTACTTGCCCGTGGCATCATAGGCAGCATAGTTGCCATTGCCGCCGCCGCCTACGCCACTGGATGGCTCAAGTCGTTCTACGAGGCTGATGCCAAGGCGGCGCGCGACATGCAGCGGTTTCACTACGATTTGAGTCGGGCGAGTTGGATCATTGAAACCGTGCTAGAAGTCCAACATGAAGGCAAAGGCGCAATCCCCAGCGAATGGATCGAGGGTGTAACGCATGGGTTATTCGAGCGCGCTCAACCGAGCAATTCGGCCGATGAGGGGACGCAAGCCCTTGGTGCATTATTGGGCTTCGCAGGATCAGCTTCTTTCGGTCCAGATGGTGCAAGAATTGACGTTGGCCGTAAGGGCACGCGCCAATTAGCGCAAGCACTGAAGTCCGGCGAATCCGAATAGAAACTATTCTTCTGCGCAAAACAGAACTCAAACCTCGCCGGTAGTGAGAACCACGCCAACCTGCGCCTGCATGGACACAGCATGTCGTGATGCGGGAAGCCCCTCCGAGGTTCCGACCCTTAGCCCGACACTGGCCGTCGCATTGGGGTCCACGTTGCCGCCTCACGAAATCTGCATACCATCTCGCTGCACAACTGATCAACCATTTATTGAACAGTCAGCCTTGACACACATCTGTTCCACTTTGTATTGAATACGCACCAAATGATGCAGCTTGCGACAGGGTGAGACACATGGCCGAACCGAGCTACCGATTCATGCGCATCAAGGAGATTGAGGCGCTGACCTCGCTCAGCCGGGCCACGATTTACCGCATGATTTCCAGCGGCTCCTTCCCGGCACAGATCAAGATCGGGCACAACTCCGTCTGGCGTGACGACCTGGTGCAGCGATGGATGGATGAGGCCCAGGCATGACGAACGCTTTCGCTGATCTGCTGGGCGCAGAGCCGGAGGACGACTTCGACCCCGGCACGGAATACGCGCCGCCCGCGCCAAGCGGTAAGGACTTCCGCACGCTCAAGCCCAGCCATGTCCACGAACTCGACCGTGGCGTGACGATCAACTGGCTGGCTCAAGCCTTCCTCAAGCCCCGGAAGGATGTGGAAAAGCTGCTGGCGCGCTGCCCCATTCTGCGGATGGGGCCGAACAGTTCGAAGATTTACGACTTCCGGGTTGCGGCCGCATTCATGGTGCCGCCGCGTGTCAGCGTCAAAGACTACATCAAGAACCTCGAACCGAAGGACTTGCCGGAACGCCTGCGATCCGAGTTTTGGAGTGCGCGGCTAAAAGAGCAAAAGGCCCGCCTCATTGCGCGCGAATTGTGGCGATCCGAAGATGTTCAAGCCGCGTTCGGTGACGTGCTGAAACTGATCAAGGATACCGTGCTTCTGTGGACCGACACCGTGGAAGAAAGTTCGGGCATCACCGACGAACAGCGCGCCATCCTTGACGAATTGTCCCGTGACCTCTTGGCCCGTGTCGGGGACTCAATCGACAGCTATTGCACCGGATCGGCACAATTTCCGAGCCAAGAATCCGAATTGGAAGATGGGGGTGAACAATGAGATTGCGCCATACAATTCAATCGCTGATCCGCAGCACGATCACGGCGGTAAGGCCCGCTGAAAAACTTACCGTTTCTGAATGGGCGGAAAAGTATCGCTACCTGAACAACACAGGTTCGTATGTCGGTCTTTGGGACCACGACAAAACGCCTTACATGCGCGAACCCATGGACGAACTGACCTCGCTCGATTTCACCGCGATGATTTTCGCCGGGCCAGCGAGAACCGGCAAATCGGACATTGCGTTCAACTGGCTGGGATATAGCGCGGCCTGTGACCCGTCAGACATGTTGTATTACGCAATGACGCAAAGCGTCGCAAGCGAGTGGTCACAGCGCGATCTTATGAAGGTGATTCGCGCCAAGAAACCCGGCGAAAAGCAGAGCATATTCCAAGCCATGCTGCGCCCCGGCAAGAACAACATCTTCGATAAGTGGTTCAAGTCCGGTATGCAACTCATGGTCCGCTGGCCTTCGATCACCGAATTGTCTGGCAAGACCGTGCCCCATGTCTGGTTGGCGGATTACGACCGCATGGAACAGGACGTGGAAAAGCAGGGCAATCCGTTCGATCTGGCCCGAAAGCGCACCACGACATACAAGCGGTTCGGCATGACCGTGGCCGAGGCGTCGCCCGGCTTCGAGGTCGTGGATCAGAACTGGATCGCGGCAACGCCGCATGAAGCGCCGCCGACGAAAGGCATTCTTGAACTCTATAATCGCGGCGACCGGCGCCGCTGGTATTGGCGTTGCCCGGCCTGCGACACGGCCTTCGAACCGACCTTTGCATTGCTCAGCTATCCCGGCAGCGGTGACATAATCGACCGGGCCAATGGCGCCGTCATGGTCGCGCCGTGCTGCGGTGGCATCATTACGCCGGATCAGAAATATGATCTGAACCGGAACGGGCGCTGGCTGAAGGAAGGCCAGAAGTGGAACCCGGACGGCTCTATCAGCGGCACGGCCCGCAAGTCCGACATTGCTTCGTTCTGGCTCAACGGCGCGGCCGCAGGGTTCCAGTCCTGGGCCGGTCTGGTCACGTCCTACCTTCAGGCCATGGAGGCATGGGACAATTCCGGCGATACCGGCGCACTGAAGAAGTGCCTTAACACCGACTTGGGGCAACCCTACGAGCCGCCGAAGAACAAACACGCAAGGCTTCCCGAGGAACTTCGCACCAGGGTGGAGGATTGGGGCGGCGGCCACCGTTACGAAGACCGGGAACCCATGGTGCCGCCGTGGGTGCGCTTCCTCATCGCAACAATCGACGTGCAGGCCGATGCTTTCGTGGTGCGGATCACAGGCTTCGGCCCCGGCAACGACATGACGCTGATCGACACGTTCAAAATCCGCAAATCGAACCGTCTCGATCCGCACGATTTGCGCGGCACGCAATACGCGAAGCTGGACCCGGCGTCATACCCCGAGGATTGGGACTTGATCGTGGAGCAGGTGATCGAATCGTCTTACCCTCTGGCCGATGGCTCGGGGCGCCGCATGGCAATCAAGGCCACGGGATGCGACTCCGGCGGCAAGGACGGCGTGACGACGAACGCCTATACCTTCTGGCGCAAGCTGCGCGACGACTCGGAAGGCCGTGGTTATCACCGCCGTTTCCATCTCGTCAAAGGCACGACGACCCGCGACGCGCCGCGCCGCAAGACCAGCTACCCGGACTCGAACCGCCGGGATCGCAACGCTGGTGCCCGTGGCGATGTGCCGGTGCAACTGTTCAATTCGAACCTGCTGAAAGACCAGTTGAACGCCCTGCTGGGCCGGGCTGAACCCGGTGGCGGCATGATGCGCTTTCCGGCTTGGACCCCGATCTGGGTTTTCAAGCAACTCACCGCCGAGGATCGCGGGCCGAAGGGCTGGGTGAACCCGTCCAACCGTCGCAACGAGGATTGGGACTTGTCGTATTACGCCTTGGGCCTGTGTCTTCACCCCGACATTAACCTTGAGCGGATCACCTGGAACGACGGTGAACCGGCATGGGCGAAGCCGTGGGATGAGAACATCTTCGTGTTCGCCCCCGAGGAACCCGGCCCGATCAGGGTTGACGGTGGGCCGCCCATCAATCTGCGGCGCATCGCTGACGGCTTCCTCTAAATTCAACATTTAGTTGACCAATTCTGTATAATCAACTATTTGTTGCGCAGTCAACAGAACTCGGGCTATATCGGGGCATTGCTCTGATCATGGACCGGGCCAATGGCTGTCACGATGCAAATGCTGACCGAGGCGCGCGAGGCGTATCACCGCCTCGTGACGGGTGACGCCGTGGCTGAGTTCAGGGATCAGAACGGCGAACTGGTTCGCTACGCCCAAGCCAACGCCAACAAGCTGGCGGCCTATATCAAATCCTTGGAAGACGCGCTCGGCCTCACCCCCGTCGCGGCCCGTGCCCCGATGAGGGTTTGGTTCTGATGGGCTGGCGCCTCGATCCCGAAAGTCTCGAATTGCTAGGCGGTGGCCTCTCCCCTGCCGCCGAGTCCGTGGGCGAGTTCCACGGACCCGCGCCTGAAGGTTTCAGGGTGCCAGACGGCGCGGGCAACGAACTCGCCATCGCGGGCGATTCATTTAGCGGCGCGTCGCGCTTTTCCCGCGAACTGGCGAACTACGTCCCGGCGATGCGCTCTGCGGATCAGGACATTGCCCCGGCGAAGCGCATGGCCGACGTGCGGTCCCGCGATCTGGGCCGCAACGATGCGTTCCTGCAAGGCGGTATCGACTCCCGCAAAGACAATATCGTGGGCAGCTATTTCATGCTGAACGCGAAGCCAAACTCTGCGCGGCTTTTCGGGAAAGAAGACACGACCTGGGAAGATGAGTTCCAAGAGGAAGTCGAAGAACTGTTCGCGGCCGATGCCGAGTCCTTCGAAGCCTATATGGACGCCTCGGGCCGGAATACCCTGACCGCCATGGTTCGCCTGGCCGTGGAGCAGCATACGATTCACGGTGAAATCCTCGCCGCCGTGGAGTGGTTGCCTGAACCGGGGCGCCCGTTTGCCACGGCGATCCAGATGATCGACAGCGACCGGCTCAGCACGCCGCCGAACATGCTGGGGGACGCCAGCGTTTCCCTCGGTGTGAAGCTGAACGAACGCGGCGCGCCCATCGGCTATTTCATCCGCAAGGCCCACCCCAGCGAGTTCCGCAAGCCGGAAGCGCAGAAATTCACCTATGTCGAGGCGCGCCACAAGCATGGGCGCCGGAAGATGCTGCACATTTTCGAACAGCGTCGCGCCGCCCAAAGCCGTGGCCTCGGGGCAATGGTTGCCGCGATCCCCGAAATGAAAATGTCGAAGCAGTTCCGCCAGATCGTGCTTCAGAACGCCATTTTCAACTCGACGTTCGCCGCGACGATTGAAAGTGACACGCTGGACCCCAGCACCGTGTTCCAGATGCTTGGCGGTAGCGACGCCACGCCGGAAGCCGTGCAACGCCTGCTGACGGGCTACATGGCCGGTCACTATCAGACCATGGGCGAACTCATGGGCGGGTCAAAGAACCTGAATATCGACGGGGTTCGCATCCCGCATCTGCCGCCCGGCACGAAACTGAACCTGAACGGCGCAGGCAAAGGTGGCCCGCTTGGCACGAGTTTCGAAATCGCGCTGAACCGCGTTATGGCCGCAGCCTTGGGCTTGTCCTACGAGCAATTCAGCCGGGATTACAGCAATACCAACTATTCGTCGGCCCGCGCCGCGATGAGCGAAACCTACAAGGGGATGCTCTCGATCAAGCGCGCCGTCGCAGACCGCTTCGCCAGCGAAATCTATCGTCTCTGGATGGAAGAAATGCTGAATGACGGCGCAATCACGTCGATCCGGCGCCGGATGCCAAGCTGGTATGAGGGCCGGAACAAGGAGTGGTATTCCGCCTGCGATTGGGTCGGGGCTTCACGCGGCCAGATTGACGAACTCAAGGAAACTCAGGCCGCAATCCTGCGGCTGAACAACGGCATTTCCACGCTGGAAATCGAGAACGCCCGCCTGGGCCAAGACTGGCGCAAACAGCTTCGCCAGTTGAAGCGGGAACAGGAATGGAAAGACGCCTACCAGGTGCTTCAGGGCGAAAAGAACCAAGACACGTTGAACGCGCTGAGCGGCAACAAGAACGAGAAGGAGGTGGGCGATGAGTAACCCGTTTCTCGCACGCTTCGACTGCGAACCCGCATTGGTGAACCCGGAGGCCCAGGGCCGGTTTTCGGCGCTGCTGAACGGCATCGCCTCGCATGAACTCGCCCCCGTGGTCATGTCCACCGAGTTTGCATCCAACGGCGATTTCTGGACCGAACTTGGTGAATACCGCACCAAGTTGATCCGGCCCTACGCCGTGAAAAACGGCGTGCTGCATATCCCCGTGAAGGGCGTGCTGCTGAAGGATTTCCCCTATCAGTTCTTCGGCTATGCCACGGGCTACGAATACATCCGGGCCGCGTTCGACCGAGGCATGGCCGACCCCGAGGTCAAGGGCATTGCCTTGGTGTTTGACACGCCGGGCGGCATGGTCGCGGGCAATTTCGACCTGGTGGATCACATCTATGGTGCCCGAGGCGAAAAGCCCATCGCGGGCTTCGCCATGGAACACTCCTATTCTGCGGGCTACAGCCTGATTTCCGCCGCCGATCCGGGCCGGGTCTATGTCGCGCGCACCGGGGGCGTTGGCTCCATTGGCGTGGTTACATCCCATGTCGATGCATCTGCCGCCATGGAGAAGTGGGGTTACAAGATCACCCTGATTTACGCGGGGAAACACAAGGTCGATGGCAACCCCTACGAGGCGCTGCCCGATGATGTGAAGGCCCGCATCCAAGCGCGCGTCGATGACCTCTATTCCATTTTCGTTGCCACCGTGGCGCGAAATCGCAGCCTCAAGGAGAAGGCGGTTCGGGACACCGACGCCCTGACCTTCAGTGCTGCCGAAGCTGTGTCGAATGGGCTGGCCGATCAGATCGGCACGCTTGACGACGCCATTGCCGCTTTCGCGGCTGACCTGTCCAAAACGGAGGACGACCAAATGACCACGAAGGACACGGCGGCAGTCGATCAAGCCGCCATCGAAACCGCGCGCACCGAGGGCCACGCCGCAGGCAAGACCGAGGGCCACGCCGCCGGTATGGCCGAGGGCGCCAAGGCGGAACGCACTCGCATCACCACCATCCTCGGCAGCGATGAAGGCAAGGCCCGGCCCGCCATGGCGCTGAAGATGGCGACGAACGAGAAGTTCGCCGCGCTGGACGCCGACACCATTGCCGAGATGCTGGCCGAGATGCCGAAGGAACAGGGCGCCTCATCCGCCTCCGACGACAAGACGCCCAAGGGCAAAGAAGGCGCGGCGAATGACTTCCGGGGCGCCATGAACTCGGCGGAACACCCGAATGTCGGCGCCGACGGCGGCCGCGAGACGCCGAAGGCCCAGCAGCGCGCTCAGCGCGCCCTGTCGATGATCGGCCACGGCGCCAAAGCCAACTAAGGCCCCCACACCAGCAAAGGAAAGGCGCAGAACATGCCCATCACCGCCCCCCATCTCGCCCATCAAGCCGGTGTGCCCGGCCAGTGGAGCGACACCATCAGCCCGACGCCGGAAGGTCTGATTGCCGGGGATACGCCCCACGTCGTGACCGTGGACCGGCAGTTCGCGGCCAGTCAGACCATCGCAGCCTACACCCCGGTGGGTGAAGATGCCTCGGGCAATCTGGTTCCCGCCCTGACCGGCTCCGTCGATCCGGCGGATGACATTCAGGCCATCGGCATCACCTTGGCCCCGATCACCGTTGGCGCTACGCCGCTTCTGGGCGGGCCGGTCCTCATCGCGGCGTCCGTCGCGCTGGACATGCTCAACTGGCCCGCGTCGTTCGACACGGATGCCAAGAAGCTGGCCGCGTTCAACGGCGCCCCGACCCCCACCAACATCGTGGTCCGCGTGCGGTATCGCGGCGCAACCGTCGCTAACCCGTAAGCGTATCGACCCAGCGCAAGGAACTCCCCAATGCCGATTGAACTCTGGACCCCCAACGACCTTTACGAACTCCGGCGCGATGACCGCATGGACGACGTGCCGTCGCACTTCCTCGACACCTATTTCACCGCCGGGCCGTATGCCGAGGACGGCGAAATCCGCTTCGGTGATCTGGAAGAAGCCGACCGCTTCTTGGCGCCGTTCGTGCTGCCCTATGAACAGGGCCGCCCGATCAGCTACAGCGAAGCGGAAAGCGTCGAAGCGTTCCGCCTGCCCTACATCAAGCCGAAAGGCGTGGTGCGGCCCGAGGACGCGCGCAACCTGAAGCCGTCCGAAATCTTCCGCAACGGTGGCGAACCGCCCTCGCTGCAAGAACGCTTTGACGCGCGTGTCGCTGAACTGGACCGTCGGTTCCGCCGCATGATCCACATGCGGAAAGCCTGGATGGCGGCACGGGCCTTCATCGACGCCTCGGTGCAGATCGACTACGAGCGGGATCAGGGCGCGGCCAACCCCAGCGTCCTGCTGAACTTCGGCCGTGCCGCGAACCAGAACGTCACGCTGCTGGCCGACTTCTGGGATGACCCGGCGACGCCGATCCTGGATGACCTGGAAGAATGGCTGAACATCATGTATCTGGCGGATGGCGGCGGTTCGGGTTCTGACCTGATCGTCGGCGCCAAGGTCGCGCCGCTGTTCCGCAAGAACAACCAGGTGAAGGACATGCTCGACACCCGCTATCGCGGCGGTGAAGATGTGTCGATCAACCGTGGCATCCAGCGCATCCACCAGCCGATGCAATACATCGGCCAACTGGACTCTGGCCTGAAGGTCTGGACCTACAAGGACACGGTGGACATTCCGACCGTCGGCGGCGGCAAGGCCCGCGTGGACTTGTTCAACGAGAAGGACATCCTCCTTGTCGCGCCGGGTTCGCAGGGCATCGTTGCGACCGGGCCGATCTATGACACCAAGGCAATCGAGGCCGGGATGGTGGCCGAGGAAGTCTTCGTCAAGATGTGGGAAACCGAAGACCCCGGTGAACGGCACCTGATGGCGCAGGCCAGCTTCCTGCCGATCAACACCAAGCCGAACCGGCAGTTCAAGGCCCGCGTGCTGGCCTGATCCACGGCCTTTCTGAACGGCGGTTCACGGGCCGCCGTTCAACAAAATGTTGCAAAAAGGGAACCTGACCATGAACCTCATCGCCCTGACGGCTGTTGCGCTCGGCCGCAAGCATTCGCCGTCCACCGTTGAACCCGGCGCGGTATTCGCAGCCCCGGACCACATCGACGTGAAGCGCGCCATCTCGCTCGGCGCGGTGCGCGAAGCGACCGACGAAGAAGCCAAGATTGCCCAGCTTCGCGGCAAATACTTCGGCCGGGCCGAACCCGAGTCGGACCCGGAATTGGCTGAACCCGCCCCGGCGCAAGCGAAACCTGTGCCGCAGGCCAAAGCGCCCGCCGCTGCCGCTCCGGTGCAAGCGAAAGCCGCGACCCAAGCCAAAGCGCCCGCCGCTACCCCGGCGAAGGGCGACGGCGATCTGACGATCTGAGGTGAACCCAATGGCGAAGATGATTGCGATCACCACCATCCTGACGCGCGGCACCGATGGCAAAGAAGTTCAGATTGCGCCCGGCACCTGCTTCGAATGCAAGCCCGCTGAAGCGCGCCAGTTCGACGCCTTGGGCGCGGCCCGCCAACCGCGCGCCGATGAACTTGCGGCGGCTGCCCCGGCGCCGAAGGTAGAAAGCGTGGCAGCGGCCCCGGCGACGAAGGTAAAAGACACCTGATGCGCTCGATCCGCCAAATTCAGCGGAAAGCCCGCCGCGACCTGCACGAGCGTGCCAAGGTCGCGGCGCTCTATTTGGCGAACCCCAACGCGGTGCCGGTGGCTCTGACGGTTCGCATCCACCAGACTATTGACCCCACCGGCATGGACACCCCCACGAAAAGCGGAAGCATGGTCGAGCGTCGCGTTCCCATCCCGCGCCTGGTGTTCCTCATCGAAGAACTTGAGGCGCTGGCCGTGGTGTTGCGCCGTGGCGGCATCGTCTCGGTGGAAGCCGGTGAAGCCTATGAACTCGACAATTCCGAGCCGCGCGACGACCTGACCCAAACCTGGGCCGTGACGCCGCTGGATCAGGAATACAGCGCGGGCCTGCCGGTGCCCGCTGTCCTGTGATCCGGGGGCGCCATGGCCGAGAACTTCATTCTCGTTGTCGAAGGACTGGAAGCGATCCAGTCCATTGACGAACTTCCTGCCAAGATCGCGGAGTCGGCGCGCCGCGCGGTGAACGACGCGACCCGGCGCGGCCGGAAACTGGCGGCCGACGAAGTTCTGCGCAGCGTGAATTTCCCGAAGGATTACGTCGCGCCCCGCAATGGCCGCCTGGAAATCAGCCGCTATGCCACCCGAAGCAATCTCGAAGCGACGATTAGCGCGAGGTCGCGCAACACCTCGTTGTCCCGTTTTGCCAAGGAAAGCTATACCGCTGGCCGCAAGAAGGCCGGGGTTCATGTCGAAGTGGCCCCCGGATCAGTGCGGCTTATGAAGGGCGCGTTTCTGATCAGGCTACGGGCCGGTAACGCCGACCTGGACGCGAAATCAAACCTTGGCCTTGCCGTAAGAACGAAGAACGGAAAGGCGCCTCCGGGCTATAAACCAACGCGGTTGGGCAATAATCTATGGTTGCTTTACGGGCCGTCGGTCGCCCAAGTCCTGCACTCCGAAAAAAACGCAGGCGGCGTTGCGACAGATATTAGCCCGCGCGTAGCCGCAATGTTGGAAGCCGAGTTCTGGCGACAAATGGAGATTTGAAATGCCCGCAATAAATCCCCCGTTCAGACTCAAAATCCTCACGGCTTTGACTGAGGTTTTGAAAACCATCACCCCGGCAAACGGCTATCAGATGGACCTGTCCACCGAAGCCGATGGAACCAAGCGCGTTGTGCGCGGCCGCCTGTTCATTGGCGACGATGATCCGGGCACATTGGTGTCGTTGGTTGAACCGCCAGTGGCCCACGACAATGGGAAACGCCGCGCCCCGGACAACCACAACCGGGATTCGCAATGGGAAGTATTGATCCAAGGTTGGGCCAAGAATGATCGTGACAATGAGCCGTGCGATTGGGCCTATGTTCTCGCCGCCGATGTGCAACGTGCCTTGGCCCTCGAATTGGCAAAAACGCAGACCCGCAGGCCGGGCGCGCCGGATATTCTTGGCATGGGCGGGCGGCTCTTGGAAATGCGAATCGGTGCGCCGGTCGTCAGGCCGACCGAGGAAGTATCGAACTATGGCGTCTTTTATCTGATCCTCGACATTAAAATAGTTGAGGACATGGCAAATCCTTTCGGTTAAATTGCCAATCAACTAAATGTGGATTAGGAAATGCGTAGGCCGCTAGGCCCAGCATTGGCTTGCACCAATGTTCACCCTTTTGTTGATCACGCGGAAGGAACCGTAAAATGCCGATCACGAACAACTATACCCTCGGCCGTGGCGAGATTTACTTCGCCCGACGCGATCCCGTCACCAAGGCCCTGGGCGGCGAACGCTATCTGGGCAATACCCCCGAGTTCAACCTGACGTTCGAGTCGGAGAACTTGGAGCATTTCTCGTCCGACCGTGGCATCCGCGAAAAGGACCGCAGCGTGATCCTTCAGATCACCCGTTCGGGTTCGCTCGTGACCGACAACGTGGAACCCCAGAACGTCGCGCTGTTCTTTTTCGGTTCGACCGACGCGCTCACCGTGGCGCAGGCCACCACCACCGAGACGTTCGACGGGGTGGAGCCGGGCATGTTCTACCAGCTTGGCATGACCGCCCTGAACCCCTCGGGCGCGCGGGAAGTCATCTATCCTGGCGTCGCAGGCCCGCCCGACACCACCTTCGTTGTCGAGAAGGTGGCGCTGCCCAGCAACATCGCCCTCGCCGCTGGCACGGATTACGTTCTGAATACCGCTCTGGGCCGCATCGAAATCCTGGAAGGCGGCGCACTGGCTGCGGGCGACTCCATCGAAGTGACGTTCACCGTGGCGGCATCGACCCGCACGCGGATCATCTCGGGTTCCTCGCCCATCGAAGGCGCCCTGCGTTTCGTCGCATTCAACCCCACAGGCGACAATATCGACTACTTCCTGCCGTCCGTCTCCCTGTCGCCCAATGGCGATTACGCCCTGAAGTCCGACGAATGGCAGCAAATCCCGTTCACCGTCGAGGTGCTGAAGCCGGATAGCGGTGAAGCCCTCTACGCCGACGGCCGGGCCGTCACGGCGTAACGCGGGGGAAATGACATGGCGCTGAAATACACCCTGAAGCGCGCCGAGGTCATTGACGGTGGCGACGTTGTTGCCACCGTTCGCGGCCTCTCGCTGAACGACATGACCGATCTGATGCAGATCAACGCCGAGGCAATGGACCTGCTGTTCGAGCAGTTCCGGGGCCGCGAACCGGATTCGATCAGCGAAATCGAGGTGAGCGGTATCGGGGTCAGCCTGCTGAAAAGTGCCCCGGTCATCGTTGCCCAGATCATCGCCACCGCGACCGACGCCTATTCGGAATACGAGGAAGCCGAGGGGCGCCCAACGCCGATGGATGTGATCATGGCGATGCCGACCGGCACGCAAATGGCCTGCCTCGAAAAGATCGGTGAACTCACGTTCAACGCGGGGTTCGACCCAAAAAAGCTGATCGCTCTGGCCCTCAGCGTAATGAAGGGCGTGGGCCAGGGCTGAAGCGCCCCGAGACGCTGGCCCATTGGATTTGGGACTTGCGGCGTAACGTCAGCCTCTTGGTCAGCCAAGGCCATGCCGCAGCCCCGGATTACCCCGTGTCCATGGTCTACGAGGAAGCCGGGATTTGCGTCGAGCGGCTGGATCGTGACCGGGCCAGCGACGCGATACTGATGCAGGCCGCGATAACCACAGCCGTCGCGGCCTTCGGGAAAGACGGCGGGAAAGCTGCGGTCAAGCATTTCTCGTCACTCGTCAAACAGTTGAGCGGCGAAGACGACCCTGGGTCTTCGAAGATCGACATGGGCGATCTGGTTCGGAAGGAGAAGGGCCGTCATGGCGCGCAGAGACGTTGAAATCAAGATCAGGGCCAAGGATGATGCGTCGAAGCAGGCGCGGGCCATTTCTGACGCCCTGAAACAGATCGAGATTGACGCCAAGAAGGCAGCCGACGGCTTCCGGGCAATCGGTAATACGGACAAGAATATCGGCCGGATTTCGGCTGATATTCGCAAGCTGGAAACCGATGCCGCCAAATTGAAGATTTTCAACGAGGCTGCGACCCACATCAAGGCGTCCGGTGATGCCGTGGAAAAGCTATCCGCCAAACTGTCGAACAACCAAACGTCGTTCAACAGGCTACGCGACGAGGCCGCAAAGTCGGCCGCCGCGTTGAAGGAAATGCGGGACGCCCAAGACGCGCTGAACCAGCGTCTCGCTGCTGCGAAGTCCCGGCAAGCCGAAATCCGCACCGAGACGAAGCGGCACAAAGACGAGGTGGCAGCGGCAAAGGCTGCGGTGGATTCCTATAACGCCGCACTGGCAAAGACGCCGAACTCCGGCCCGGCCGCAACTTCGGCCGGGGTTTTCCTGCGTTCGGCTCACAAGCAGGCCGTGGCCGACAAGTCGGGCTATTCCGCAGGCGTTGCGAACGAGTCCAAAGCCCTGACGGCCGAAGTGAAGTCGCTCAACACCGCCATCACGACCGTCACCCAGCGGGTGAACGCTGCGGCGAAGGCCCACCAAGGTCTTGAAACGGAGGTTGCGAAAGTCGGCAATGCCACCCTGTCGCTGCGAACCGACATTCGCGCGGAGAACACGGCCCTTGCCGCGCTGCAAAACGATTTGCGGGCCGCTGGCGCTGGTGCCGCCACCCTGAGCGGGAAGCAGATCGACCTTGCGCGGGACACGGCAAAGGCCACGGCCGAACTTCAGCGCAACCAAGGCGTTGTCGCGGCGCTGGGGAAATACAGCAATGGCTCTGGCGGCTTCGCCCAACCCAAAGTCGCGGAGGCGATGCGGAAGACCGCCGAAGCCGTGGCAGAACAGCAGCGCACCGCGCAGGCCGCGAAGCAGGAATGGAAGCTGCTGGAGTCGGAAGCCGCTAGGCTCGGTAATGCGCTCAAGACCCTGAGCGGCAACGCCACGGAGCAGGTGAATGCCTTCAAGGGCATCATCGCTGCGGCCCGCGAAGCGAAGAAGAATTACGTTGAACAGCAGGCCGCCGCAGACCGCGCCGCCGCAGCAGCGGCAAGAAGCGCCGCCAACCTGGCGGCAAGCGGCAATGCCAGCACCACGGCGGCCCGGAACGGCGCGGCGGCGGAAGGTGCGCTGAACGCGGCCCGTCTGCGGTCCACCTCATCGGCCCGCGATGCGGCCGGGGCGACGAACCAATACACGGATTCCATCAACCGGGCGACGCAGGCCAAGCGCGAGGCGGCGGGCGCTGCGTCGCGCTTGTCCGCTGAAATCTCCGGGCTGGTGACGGGCTATCTCAGCTTCAACAGCGCAATAGGGCAAGTCAAGGAATCTGTGACCGCCTTCCGCAGTCTCGAAAGCGTTCAGTCCCGCCTCGGCGCGGTGTTTGCGCAAGACACGGCGCGCGTGGCGCAAGAAGTGCTGTGGCTGCGGAACGAAGCCGAACGCCTCGGCATCGCCTTCCCCACTCTGGCCGAGCAATACGGCAAGTTCGCCATCGCAACCCAACAGGCCGGTTTCGCGCAAGAAAGCGTGCGCGAAATGTTCATCTCCGTGGCAGAGGCGGGGCGGGTGAACAAGCTGTCCGTCGAACAACTCGGCGGCACCTTCACCGCACTGGAACAGATTGTCTCCAAGGGTAAGTTCTCTGCCGAAGAAGTTCGGCGCCAGTTGGGCAACCGGCTTCCCGGTGCGTTCTCGATCCTGGCGAACGCCATCGGCAAGACCACGGGCGAACTCGACAAGATGATGCGAGAAGGCGAGTTGTTCGCCACCGAAGGCAACATGCTCAAGTTCACTCGTGAAATGGCGAACCGCTTCGGGCCGCAACTCGCGGCTTCGCTCAACTCACTTACCACCGACATTGGGCGCTTCGAAAACAGCGTCTACAACGCCCGCATCGAAATGGCGAAAGGCTTCATCCCGGCGCTGCGCGAAGCCCTTCAAAACTTCAACGCCTTCGCGTCCAGTGCTGACGGCAAGGATTTGTTCCGGGGTGTGGGCGAGGCCGTTGGCGCGTTCGCCAATGCACTCGTGATTGCCGTCCAGCATATCGACCTGATTGCCCAAGCAGCGGCCGGTTTGTTCGCCGTCGGCCTTGGCAAGTTCTTCCTCGCAATCACGGCGCGCGTGCAAGGCGGTATTGCCGCCCTTGGCGGGTTCACGGCGCAGATGGTGGCAGGCGTCGCGGCTGTTGGTCACATGAGCCGGGCGCAGCGCATCTTGTTCTTCGCGGTCAACAATACCATTGGCAGGCTCGACGCTCTACGGGCTAGATTGGCCGCCACCGCCGCGACCAGCCGTGGCATGGCACTTGGGACGCGCGCCCTTGTAGGCGGGTTGACCCTGCTGCGCGGCGCGGCCGTCATCACGGCAGGCGCAATGCGGGCGCTCTGGGCCGCGATTGGCGGCCTGCCCGGCCTCGTGATCACGGGCATCATCACGGCCGTGGGGGCGTGGATCACCAGCGTTGACGACGCCAGTGCGGCAATCGAGATGCACAACAACCTGCTGACCGAAACGCAGGAAGCCTACAACTCGGCCAAGACCGAGGCCGAGGGCCTTCGGAAAGTCGCGCAATCCATCTCCCTGCCCCGCGCACTGGAAAACCTCGACACGCAAAGCGCAGCCTGGGAGGCTGCGATGAAGCGCATGAGGGGCGCCCTCTATGTGCTGGACGACGCCATTTCTAACTTCAACGTAGGCACGTTGATTGGCAACAGCGACAAGGCCCGCTTGAAGGCTGATGCCAAGGCGGTTCGGGAAATCACAGCGGCCTTTACCGGCGGCGGTGTTTCGCTGGAAAAATTCACCGAGACGCTGAACCAAGTTTACAGCAGGACGGACAACGATTTCCTGAAAAAATTGATCACCAATCTCCTGTCTATTGCCGACGGTGGCGGCGAAGCGGGGCAATCCATGGCTGAAATCCGCACGCGCATGGAAGAAGCCGGTGGCATCGTTATCGCCCTTGGCGGCACGATCAGCGACACGGTGAAGGAACTCTTGGGCTTCAAGACCGCGACGGATGAAGCCAACGCCGCGCTTGAGGACACGAAGAAAGCCACGAACTACACCGACGCGATCAACGCGCTGAAGGAGAAAATCCCTGGCCTGACCGACGAAATGGAACGCCTGAAGCGGGTCACTGAACTGAACGCTGCTGCGCTTACAGCGTTGGTCGCAGCAGCAAAGTCCGGGGATTGGAGCAAGATCAAGGAGGTGTTCGGCCTTTGGGGCCAAGGCTTCGCCACAATCCCCGATCCGATGGCAACGGCGCGGATGGAAGCCGAATATGTGGCGGGGCGTGGAAGCGCGACGGGGCAAGAACTCGGTGAACTCGTTCAGGCCACCAACACCGTGGCGAAGCAACTCGGCGTATCGGCCCGCGACCTCCTGGCCGTCATGTCGTTCGAGACGGGCGGCACGCTCGACAAATGGAAATCCGGGCCTACGACCAAGTGGGGGCAACATATCGGCCTGATCCAATGGGGTGAGCCGCAGCGCGCGCAATACGGCGTGACGGAAGGCATGAGTGTCGGGGCGCAAGTCGCGGCCGTGGGCAAGTATCTCATCGACCATGGCGTCAAGCCGGGCGACGCCCTGCCCCAAATCTACGCCGCTGTGCTGGCCGGGGATGCCCGCAAGGTCGATGCCAGCGACAAGGCCGCTGGTGGCGTGGTGGACAACGTGACGGACGCTGTGAAGGGCGATCTGTTCAAGGGCCACATCGACCGCGCCGAGGCGCTGCAACGGGTCTACGCCTATGCCGCGACCGAGGGCGAGGCTCTGCACGAAAAGGCCGTGGAAGCCGCGAAACTGGCGAAGGACCAAGCCGAAGCCACGGCAAAGCGGCTGGCCGATGGCGCCTTCGAACTGGATCAGCAGGGCCGCATCAACGCTGGCAAGGAGCGGGAAGCCGCAATCCAAGCCGCGATCCGCGACGCGAAGGCCGAGAACCCGAAGATCGGCGCCAAGGAACTTGAACAAGTCCGGGCGCAGGCTGCCGCGCTATGGGACGCGCAGAACGCATCGAAGGGCCGCCAGGACGCCGAAGAACGGGTAAACCAGCTTTACGACCTGCGGCAAAGCCTCCTGGAGCAGCAGCAGATGATGCGGGAACAGGGGGACATGACCGGCGCGGCGCGGCTTGGCGAGACGCTTCAAGGCGTGAACCAGCAGCTTCGGGAAGCGATCACCAACGCCATTGCGATGTGGACCGCGATTGGCGGCCCGGAAGCTGACGCGGCCATCGCCAAGCTGGAAACCCAGCGCATGAGCCTGTCGGCTGGCAATGACAAGATCATAGCCTTCGGCCTGAACGCGCAGCAGTTCGAAGGTGCGGTTTCCAGCTTCGCGGACGGGCTGACCGGCGCCTTTATGAGTTTTGCGGAATCGCTGGCGAACGGTGAAAAGGGCTTCAAGGCCCTGGGCACGGCGTTCCTGAAATTCGCTTCGGACTTCCTGATCCAGATCGGGCAGATGATCATCAAGCAAGCGATCCTGAACGCGCTGGCCGGGATCAGCGGCCCCATCGGAACGGCGGCCAGTGCGCTCGGCGGCAAGGCCACGAGTGCGGCACCGGCATGGTCTGGCAAGGCGTTCGTCTACCACGAGGGTGGCATCGCAGGGTTCAAGCCCGGTGAAATCCCCGCCAAGCTGAAGCGCGGCGAGGAAATTCTGACGGAGGACAACCCGCGCCACATCGCCAACGTCGGCGCGGCCCAATCCAACATGAGCATCCTGAACGTGTTCGACACGGACAGCGCGGCGCAAGCCATTCTGTCGGCGCCATCGGCCGACAAGCTGTTCGTCAACAAGATCAGAATGCTGGCGCCGCAAATCAAAAAGGCACTGGTATGACAATCGGAACGGCCAAAGCCCGAAACGCCAACATCGTTCCGCTTGCGTTCAACTGGCGGAACGGCGTCGAACTGCAACTGGACTACAAGACGGAAATCCGGCAGTTCCGCGACGGCAGCGAAGAACGGGACTGCCTCCGGGCCGTGCCTCGGGCATTCCTTCGCGGGCAGGCTCGGGCCACCAGGGCGCTGGCACGGCAGTTTCGGGCCGACATGATCCGGGGCCGCAACGACGAATGGTCCATGGCATTCCCCGGCCCATACCGCGCCTTGACGGCCGCTGCCATGGCTGGGTCGGTAACAATCGAACTGGACGCCGTTCCGCATTGGATCGTGCCCGGCGCCTCGCTGATCCTGAGCGATGGGGCCGCGACCGAGGCCCGCGCCGTGTCATCCGTGGCTGGCGCAGTCGTGACGCTGGACGCCCCGTTGGTGTTTGGCTTCGCGGCCGGGGCGAAGGTGCATCGCGCCTATCCCGTGCGCTTCACCCAAGACCCGGCGATGGAGAACCGCACCGACGAAACTTTCACCCTGTCGATCAACACCGCAATCGTTCCGGGCCGGTTCTCCATGCCAGGCACGGGCCACGTCTTTCCGCAATACTCGGGGCGCGACCTGTTCCTGAAGCGCCCCAATTGGGGTGAAGCGATCAGCCACACCGCAACGGCTCTGGCAGAAGTCATCGACTTCGATATTGGCGTGACGCAGACCGTCGATAGGTTCGGTTTCGTGGCTGATACCGTTTCAGCTACGTTTTACGGCTTGGGTTACGACGAGGTTGACGAACTTTTCCAGTTTGTTGCGCGTCGCCTGGGTCGGCGCAATTCATTCTGGGCGCCATCGCCAGAGAACGATTTCGAACTGATCGAGGCTGTGCCGGGAACATCGGTGCTTGGCGTTGCTGGGGATTGGTTCGAAGCCACTTTCGCCGGATCCATTACCCACAACCGCATCATCGCGTTCTTCGATGACGGCAGCTATGCGATCCACAGCCTTACCGGCGAGTTTCCTGCCGCGCCGGAGGGTCAATCCAGGTTCGGCGTTACGCCAAGCCTCGGGGCCAAGTTCAATGCCAACACCAAGGTCCGCTGGCTGAACCGGCGGCGGCTGGCATCGGACAGCATCACCTTTTCCTTCATCACAGACAGCAACGCCTCGGTGGTTCTACCCATGAGCGTGCTGCCGACTTCAGGGGCTTGAGCCGTGTCGTATAACGATTACGAAGCATCGCGGGTCGGGGCAAACCCGGTCGAACTGTTCCTGTTTCGATACGGTGAGGCCGCCGAAGCGTTCCGCGCCTATACCAATGCGCTGGCACCGATCACGTTCAACGACGTGGAATACCAGCCCATCCCGATTGATCGGGACAGCCAGAAGATCAGTGGCGCACTCGATTCAAGCAGCGCCGAAATCGAAGTCCGCTTGCCGAAATCCACGGATATAGGGCGGCTGTTCGCATACTTTCCGCCAAGTTTCATGGTTCGGCTGACCGTGTTCAAAGGCAATGTCGCTGATCCTGCCACCCCATCATCGTGGCAAACCGGGGAGAATTTCCCCGTGGCCTTCATCGGCAAGGTCAACGAAGGTTCGCTGGACGGCGAGATGCGCAAACTGTCGTGCAGCCCGCTCGGCAACTCGCTGAAGCGGCCCGGACTTCGGCGGAACTACCAGCTTTCGTGCCCCCATGTCCTCTATGGCCCGCGATGCCTGGCTGACAAAGGCGCCGCAATGACCACGGGCGCGGTGGCAGGCATTGCGGGCACAACGCTGAGCCTCGATCCGGGCTGGATGAAGCCCGGCGTGACGCCTTCGGACTATATCGGCGGCGTCGTGGAATGGAATGGGGACAGCGGCACGGAATACCGCGCGATACTCGCCGCATCGGAAAACACCGTCACCCTTATGGGGCCGACCCGTTATTTGACCGCTGGCAATACCGTGTCGATTTATTTGGGTTGCCCGCACAGCTTTTCGGCGTGTTCCGAATTGCATGACAACGTGCAGAACTATGGCGGCCAACCCTTCATTCCGATTGAAAACCCCATCGGCAAAAACATATACGACTGAGGCCATGAAATGCCCCTTCCATTTCTCACCAACCTGATCATCGGCTTTGCCTGGTCCTTCGTGGGGTTCCTGCTTCAACCCGGCGTGAAGCAGGAAAAGCCACCCGCGACGGAAGACCTCGAAGACCCTACTGCGGAAGCCGGTCGGCCTATTCCAGTGGTGGTCGGCAGCGTGAGAATTTCCGGGCTGAACAACCTCGGCCATTGGGACAAGCTGTCGGTTCACCGCAAAGCGGACACCGGGTCGAAGAAATGACGGAGGTTCGGGTTCATCCGCGCCACAGCCGAACGGCGGAATACGATTTCTGCTTTCGCGGGCTGCGAAGAAAGGCAAGAGAACTTGGGATAGACTTCAAACGATTCGTGCAGGAAGGTATCCCGGCGTCCGAATTGGAGCATATCGAAGATGCCGGTCTTAAAATGATGATCGAGACGGCTAAAAAAGAGGCGGCACAAGCAAATGGGCGGTAAGAACAGCGTCAAGGTCTACGACTACCAGCTTAGCGTCCACTATGCGATCTGCCACGGGCCGATTGATTCGATCAACCAGGTCCGCATCAAGGACAAGCGGGTTTGGTGCGGCGCCGTCACGGAACGCCGCGATGTGTGCATTGATCTGCCGGAAGTATTTGGCGGTGACGGGAAAGAAGGCGGGGTTCGCGGCATTGTCGAATGCTATCCCGGCACCTTCGATCAGGTGGCATCCGAACCCCTCGCCAAGCGCATGGGGCTGACCCCGGCAACGGCGCCGGGCTATCGCGGGATTGCGTCTCTGTTTTTTCGCGGCATGTTCGAAGCCGGTTTCAAATGGGTGACGAATAACCCCTATGTGCCGTCGCTCGACGTTTCGGTTACGAAGCTGTTCCGCGAACTGAATGACGATTACGCCGCTATCTGGCCGCTCGGTGAGCCGGAACCAGACATGACGAACGGATGGAATATCCCACTGGTTCCTGACGGAAATACCTACGAAATGCCGGTGATCCTGTCGAACGGGATCACCATTCCGGGGATCGGGCCTGCCGAACCAATCGGATCGTTCAGCCGCATTTCCACCTATGAAAACGTGTATTGCGGCGTGGAGTTCGAAAACCCCGGCTTCATCCAAGGCGAGTATTACAGGACCAAAGTTCCGGCCGACGGGGATACCGCCGAGCCGCTTTCCGTCACGAACGACAAAAGACCGTCGATTGAAGAAATTGACGCTGGCCTTGCGCACCTCGACGTGTTCCTGGTTTCCGAGTTCCAGAGCAACAGCGGAAGGGTCGATGGCCTCGGCGTTACGCAATACTATGTCTGGTTTTACGGCGGTGAAACAAACCCGGAAACTGGCGCGTTTGAACCCGGCGAATTGATAAGCACTTATCCGAAATTTTATGCCACAGTTGGGCGCAACAGCGGTGGCAAAAACACTATTGATCGCAACTGGCCAATTCCGCCCGGAACGAGGTTCATCCGGCAATACTATGGATACCGCCCGTGGCCCGGCAGTTCATACGTCTCCACGCCAGAGAAAACCGTAAAGGTCAACTGGTCTGGGCTGGAATACACGCATTGCGCAATTGCGGAAGGCGGAATGCTGCCAGACGCCAATCCGGCGAACTTCCTTTGGGAATTGTTCATCAACAAGGATTGGGGCCTCGGTGAAGATGTGTCCCAGATGAATGAGGTCAGTTTTCAAGCCGCGTCGCAAACCCTGTTCAACGAACGCTTTGGCATCAGCTTCAAATGGATGGAACAAGCCGATGGTGAGACAATCGCCAAGGAAGTGATTGACCACATCAAGGCCCTGATGTTCCAAGACCCGGTTGACGCGCGTTGGAACATCAAGTTGCTGCGCAACGATTATGATATTGGCGGCCTTACGATCATCGGGCCGTCGGAATGCGAAATCACCGAGGGCCGCAGGCGCCTTTGGAGTGAAGTCACCAACGAAATCGTTGTGACCTATACCGACCCGACCACCGAGGAAAGCGCCACGGTCACGGCTCACAATAACGCTGCGTTGGCGATCCAGAGCGGGATTTCCAGCGATAGCCGGAATTACTACATGGTGCGCAACGCCAATCTGGCCCAGGCCCTCGCCGACCGCGACGTGGCTGAGGTCGGCTATCCGCTGTGGAGCGGAACGCTGCGCCTGAGCCGCAAGTTCTGGGCCGTTCGGCCCGGCGCGGTGTTCCGCCTCAATTACCCCGACGAGGAAATTGAGGACATGGTGATCCGCGTGATGACGGTGCAGCCCGGCACGCCGCAGGACCGCAATCTCGTTGTGACCGTGGTGGAGGACATTTTCAGCGTCAGCCATACCGTGTATCGCACGCCGCAGGACCGGCTTTTGCCGGAGGCGCCGCAACGCCCCGTGCCGATGATCCACCAGACCGCCATTGCCCTGCCCTACCCCATGGCGATCCTCGGTGGCGCAACGCCGGAACAGATCGAGCAGAACGCACCGGGGCAGATCGTTGTTCCCATGGCGTCGCACCCCGACATGAACCCCAATGATATTGAGGTGTGGATTCACACCGACACTGAACTTGTGTCGGGCTTCCCCTACTGGCGGAACTCGGGTCGGGTCGGTGAGTGCGAAGCGCGCGAACTGCCATTCGCTATGGCGCAAGAAGTTGAATCTGTATTGCCCCGCGAACTGATTGACGAAATGGGCCACGGCTTCATCTTTCCCGGCGACTTCCTCATGCTGGGCCAAGGCGATCTGGGGTCCGAAATCATCCGGCTCGATTCCTTCAACATATCGGCCCAAGAATGGGACGTGACACGCGGCATGTTCGACACCATCCCACGGCAATGGGATGCCGGGACGCTGCTGTGGCGCCTGCCATCAAGCGCGAGTGACGCGATTGACACGCTGCTCATCCCCGGACTTGACGGCCTCGATCTGCGCTTCCTGCCGCGCGTAGCGGGCCAGCGCCTTCATCTCAGCGAAGCCGACACCGTGTTTTACGGCGAGGTTCTGCCCCGGCTTCACGCCCCGATCCGGCCCGCAAACTGCCAAGTGATGAACGGCGGAACGGGCTTCGGGTTTGCGCAAGCCCTGTTTGAAACCGAGCCGTATCCCACCAACATAACCGTGTCGTGGTCGAACCGGAACAGGCTTGACGAGGACGCGCTTCAGCCGCGTTGGGACGCGCCGTCCACCGGCATCGAAGCGGGCCAGACCACCACGATCCGCATCTATGACCTCGGGGGCAGTCTGCTGACTGAATACCCCGGCCTCACCGGGACGAGCCACACCTTCCCCGCCGCCGACTTCGGCTCGGCCCGGAAAGGCTGGGTCGAGTTCGTGGCGGTGCATGACGGTTACGAGTCGATCCAGAATGCCCGGCGCTATGTCCGCATCGGCCTTGCTGCGGGTTGGGGCCTGGATTGGGGCAATAATTGGGGCTGATCCAAGCCCGAACCGAAACTTGGAGCATGAAATACCATGGCAAGACAATTCCCTGGGCTGGGCCTGACCGGCGCGTGGCTTGAATCTGAAGATGGTTGGGGCGACGCTATGAACGCCAACCTTCGAACCGTGTCCATCCTGTCGGCCCTCAGCGTCAACGGCGTGGTGGACGAAGCCGAACTGCCGGGCGCGCCGACCGACGGTATGATCTACATCGTGCTGGATGGCGCCGACGCCATGAAGGTTTGGGCGAGAGACAACGGGGTCTGGGTGAAACTCAGTGCGCCGCCCGGCATTACGGCCTGGGAGACGCCGACCAACACATTGTGGCGGTTCTCAGGTGCGGCGTGGTCCGTCCAGGCCACCGATCTTCCTGCCTTCGGTGAGCCGCAAGCCGGGATGGTGCTGCGGATCACCGAGACCGGCGACGCGCTGGAATGGGTGCCCGCGAACCCCGAGATTCCGGCCTATGGCGCGGGCCAACTCGGCCAGTTCCTCAGCGTCACGGGCGACGGCACCGAACTGGCATGGGCCAGCCTCACCGGCCTGCCGTCCTACGGCGCGCCCCAGATCGGGCAAGTGCTGCGGGTCAACGCGACGGGCGACGCGACGGAATGGTTCACCCTCGAAGCCGAACTGCCGTCATACGGCGTGCCGGAGGCGGGGCAAGTGCTGAAGGTCAACGCCACGGGTGACGGCGTGGAATGGGGCGTTGACGGCACGGGCGACACCCTGCCTTCCTATTCCGTGTCGGAGGCGGGCCGCGTGCTGAAGGTCAATGGCACTGGCGATGCGACGGAGTGGGGTGTTGACGGCACGGGTGACACCCTGCCTTCCTATTCCGCCGCCCAGGCCGGGAATGTGCTGAAGGTCAACGCCACGGGCGACGCGACGGAATGGGCCACCGATGAAACGGGCGGCGGGGGCACGACGCTGCCGGGCTATGCCGGGAACACCGGCAAAGTCCTGAAGGTCAACGCGACCGAAGACGGGGTGGAATGGGCCACCGATGAAACCGGGGGCGGCACTTCGCTACCTTCGTTCGTTGGGAACACCGGGAAACACCTTGCGGTCAATGCGACCGAGGATGCGGTGGAATGGGTCGATCCGCCCGAGGCTCTGCCGACATATGGCGCACCGGATGCCGCGAAGCGTCTCGCTGTGAACGGCGCTGGCGATGGGCTGGTCTGGGTCGATCCGCCTACCAGCGCCGCACTGATTGCCACCGCCATGAGCACCGCCACGGCGCACACCATCACCGCATCGGACCTCGGGCAACTAATGCACTATAACACGAGCACATCCACCACGATTACTGTGCCAGCCGATGCCACGGAAAACCTGCCGACCGGGTTCAGCGTGATGGTGCGTCAGCACAGCACCGGGGGAGTTACGTTCGTCGCAGGGAGTGGTGCCACGTTGCAAGTCCCGGCCGATTTCAACGCCGCGACTCGTGCCGTGGGTTCGGTTGTCACGCTGGTGAAAATCTGGTCCGACCTCTGGGTTATCTTCGGTGATTTGGAGGCGTCGGTATGACATTTTCCGCGATCTATGGATGCGTGGCATCGTCTCGTAAGCTGGCGGGGGCACCGCCCGTCAAGACGACATGGAAGCATTGGGGAGTCGAACTCCTTTCAGGGTCTGACGGTGCCCCTGAGACGCTTAGGATGCGGTCGATACAGTGGAATTTTGTTTCTGGGGTCCATACGCAAAACCTCGCATCTGCCAACAATATCCACTCTGATATTGGTCCGTCAAACAACAGCCTTACGGACCTCTACACCAACTCCACGACATACGCACAGTGGTTGTCTACCTCACTTCCGTCAACTGCTAGGGTGAAAATATGGGGCACATTCGCCAGTGAAGTGACAGTCGCGGCGATGGGCCTTATGCCGCAGTCCTTTACGCTCTACATGCCGGAAACCTTTCGGTTCATTTGGTCGGACGACGCAGTAACGTGGTTCGGCGGAACGGAGACTCCGCGAGGCTCTTGGTCAACGTCGGATTACAACTGGTTCAATACGGGGTTCTGACCCCCGCTGCGCGCCACGGCCACTTCGCTGTGGCGCAAGATCAACCTTATGTGGTATGAACACCAAACGGATGATCAAGAGGTGGTCACTATGGCGTCGAGACGCGAAGGCATTGGACTGATCCAGCAGGGCTTGTCGCTCGAAGGCTATGACCCTGGCGGTGAAGACGGCATCTGGGGGCCGAAGACCTTGGGCGCGATTGACGCCCTGAGGCGCAACGGCGGCGCGGCTGTGCCGCAAACCGGCTGGGCCGCAAAAGACCTTCTCGACCCGCCGTGGATCACGGAGGCCAAGACCGTGCTGGGGCTTCACGAAACGCGGGACAACGCCGCGCTGAAGGCGTGGCTCAGAAGCGACGGCAAGACGCTGGGCGACCCCAAGGCCCTGCCGTGGTGTGGCGATTTCACCGAGACGGCGATCAAGAACAGCCTGCCCGCCGAGCCGTTCAGCGGCGCGCTGGGCGCCAACCCCTATTGGGCGCGCAATTGGGCGCTGTTCGGCACGGCCTGCGAACCTTGCTATGGCTGCGTGCTGGTCTTTGAACGCAGCGGCGGCGGGGGCCATGTCGCCTTCGCCGTGGGCCAGGACGACGCCTATTTCTTCTGCCTCGGCGGCAACCAGAACAACGCGGTCAACGTGAGCCGGATCGCCAAGTCCCGGCTGCTGGCGTCCCGCTGGCCCGCGACGGCCACCCCCGCCACGCCGAGAACGCCCCTGCCCCGCATGACGGCGGGCGCGGCTGGCATCACCACCAACGAGGTCTGAACCGATGCTGGAAACATTCCTTCAAGCCACCGCGCCGCACATCACCGAAGTTCTCGTCGCTGTCACGCTCGGCGTGCTGGTCAAAGCCGGTATGGCCGTGGAACGGCTGCTGGACCGCTGGCTGAACGTCAAGCTGGAACAGAAGGACAAGGACGTGCTGCACAGCGCGTTGGAAACCGGGCTGCGGGCCGCGCTGCGGGCCGGGCTTACGGGCGACACGGCCATCGCTATGGCGCTGAAGCACGCCAAGGCTTCGGTGCCGGATGCTCTGGGCCGCCTCGGGCCGACCGATGCCGTGCTGCGGACCCTGGTGCAGTCGAAGTTCTGAGACACGCGGCAGACGAAGGACCGGCGCATTGGATAACGGGAACTCCATTTTCGACACGCTGTTGATCAGCGGCAGCGCCTTGGCGGGATGGCTGTTCGGTGAGACGGGCCGGGCCATGACGGCGGGCGCGGCGGGCGGCCTGATCCGGCACCTGATGGACGAAAAGTTCCACCTCGTCCGGGGCCTGCTGGCCGTGCTGACCGGCTCGATCTGCGCCACCTATTTCGGCCCGGCCGCGATCCGCTTCATGGAACAGAACCCGTTTTACCCCATCGACTCGGCCGGGTTGGAAGGCTCGGCGTATTTCGCGGTCGGCATCCTCGGCATGTCCAGCGGCAAATTCGTCTTGGCCGTGTTCAACGCCACCTTGCGCCGCGTGGACCGCAAGGAGGGATGACCATGATGATCCGCAGAACGGACTATGCCGACCGGCCGATCCGCACATGGCTCGAAGGTGAAGCCCGAACCTGGGTCGTCGCGTCCCTCATCATCGTGGTGGGCTTGCACATGCCGAGCGGTTGCGTGTCAGCCACGGTGCGGGCCGTTTGGGGCGTTGGCCCGTATTTCGCCCCGGTCGAGGTGGATCAAGGTGTGAGGTAGCAGCGGGAAGCCGCTTGACTGAAGCGTTGTGTTACGGCACATACACTTCGCTCTGGTTTCTTCGGAAACTATCAGTGGGTAGCGCAGTCTGGTTAGCGTGCTTGATTGGAAATCGAGAGGTCGCCGGTTCGAATCCGGCCCTACTCTCACCTAAGCCCGAATTTGCGCCGGGCTTGATCCAAGGCACTGGTTTCTTCGTCGCAGGCGTCACAGTGGTGTTGCCATACCCCATCGCGGCGCGTGACACGCCAGCCATCGGCCTTTGCTTCGTCCACCAAGTCCTGAAACTCGTCGGCATCGCGGCGCGGCGTTGTGACACCGCAAGCGTCGCACACCAGAGCGACGGTATCTGAATACCTCTCAACGCTCATCCCAAAATCTCCTTGAACATGGTTTCACTGGACCGGGGCACGTCAGGATCGCGGCCCAGAAGATCGGAAAAGTCGAACGCGGCGCCGGGGCGCGACAGACCGAACCGCTGGCGCAGGAAGTCGCAATACTCGGCTTCGGCTTCCATGAGGATGCAGTCAAAGCCTTCGCGCCGCGCCGCTTCGGCCGTAGTGCCGCTGCCCGCAAAGGGATCAAGGACCGTGCCGCCCGGAGGGGTGATGTGCCGGATCAGGTATTGCATGAGGGCCACGGGCTTCACCGTGGGGTGCTTCGATCCGGCCCGGTCGGCTTTCCCGGCTTTGCCGTGATAGATCACCGGATCGGCGTCGGGCGGGAAGTGGTGGAAGAAGCGGGCGGCCGATCCGCCGTTGTCGGAATGACCCATGCGGGGCGCGTCATCGCCAGCATAGTCGCCATAAACTCCGCCTGCCTTGGCAGCATTGCGCTTTCCGGCTTTTGCTGCCGTGGTGTTCGGAAACAGCGCCACCACTTCCGGCGAACCGTCGAGGATCAGGTTGGCGGGATAGCGGCCCTTGCTGTTATCCGGCACAAATTCGGTGCGCTCCGCATCGTTCTGCGTTTTGCCTGCCAGCGCCCCCACTTTGGCCGTGGCCCGGCCCTGGGGCACGGCACCGGCTTGATCCGCAGCCCCGGCATATTCCACCCGGCACCCGTCGATATTCACCGCCCCGACACCGTGGCGCAGCAGGTTCGCCGCGCCGGTCGTCTCACTGAACGGTTTCTGGGCCAGATAGATCGGTTCCAGTGCAGGCTTTTGGCTCTGCGTCCCGTGGACCCAGCCTTCGAAGCCGGGAACCTTCGGATTGTGGCCTTTCGGGAAGCCGGTCCCGAATACCCAGCCGTGCATGGGGTGCATGACAAAGCCCGCCAGTTCCATGGCGCAAGCCTGCCAATGGCCCGTCCTGCTGCCGCTGAACGCGAAACAGAAGCCACCGGGCAGCAGGATTTCCCAGACCAAGCGCCAGAACTCTGGGTCGCGCTCAATCTCGGTCGCGTCCCACGCCTTGCCCATGAACCCGCCTGACAGACGGCCGAAGCTGCCGTCATTACCATCGGTGCGGGCCGCCTTGGCACCGGCTTTGCCGAACCGCTTCTGGATCGACACGAGGCCATACGGCGGATCAGTCACGACGGAGTGAACCCGAATGCCTTGGTCGATCAGGCGGCGCAACGTGGCGCGGTTATCGCCTTGGTGCAGGCTAACGGAAGTCATCTCAGGATCACCCCAGAAGATCGTCAAACGCGCCGCCGCTGGCCCGTGTCGTCACGGCTGGCCGGGCCAGCGGCGGCGCGGGTTTCGTTGGTGCCGCAACCGTGGCGGCGCGCTTCGCGGTCAGCGCCATTGCGAGGGCCGTGGCTGGATCGGCGTGCCGCACGACCCGAAAGTCCTTGTCCCGCGTTCCGCGATAACTTGCCTCGAACAGCCCGTCCGCGACGCAAAACGCGAGGCTGACATAGTTCAGATCGCCCCACTTGGCGGCGTTACGCAATGCCTCGTCAATCATCCCAGCAAGTCCTCGAACGTCGAAAGCAGGGCCGTGGGCCGGGCCACGTCTTCGCCGCCATTCAGCACGGCCAGCTTGCCATTCAGGTCAAACTTGCTCCGGGCCAGCGCATCAAGGCCCATGTATTCCCGCATCAATTCCAGCTTGGCGCGGGCCAGCGCCGGAGTCGCGCCATGCACAACGATGTAGCGGTTCAGGCTGTGGATCGTGAACTGAGCGATGAAGCGACGATGTGCCGGAACATCGCTGTCCCGGCACTCGTAAATCAGGGCACGCGGCTCGGCCCGTTCCATCATTCGACGCGCCAGGCGCAAACGCCCTCGACGCCGTTCTCCGTCACGCTGCGCACCGCGAACTTCCGGCCTTCGAGGCGCTTCTGAGCCGTGAGCCGCGACGACGAGATGGTGCTTTCGCTGACCCCGCCGATGAAGAACGACTCGCCCACTTCCATGTCGTCCCACGGGTATTTCGCACGGCGACCCGAGACGACTTCCGGCATGGGGATGCCCCGGCGCAGCGAAACGCCGGTCGCGGCATGGACGCGGTGCGTCACTTCGGTCGGCGGAACATCCGCCTCGCCTTGGGCATCAGTTTCGTCCAGCCCGAGGCCCGTGTCATCGGTCGCGGATTCACCGAGGCCGAAGTCCAGATCGGATTCGGTCTGCGGCTCGTCCTGCGGATCGAGGTCGGTTTCGCTTTCGGTCGCGGTGGTCTTGGCTTTCTTGCTCATCCCAATAGTCCTTCGAATGGATCAGGTTTCAGGGCTTTGACTTTGGCCCGTTCCGCGTCGAACGCGGCGCAGGCCGAACGGATCGCATGTTCTGGCGTTTCGCAGATTTCACCCATGGCCCACCAAGCCCCGTTGCGGGCCTCGACTTGCCAGTGGGACGCGCCGCGCCGCGCCAACGTGATGCGATCAATTCCGGCTCCGATAAGCCTCGCCCCTATTTCATCGGAGCCGGAGTCACGGTTCAGAGACATGGCGAAACGCTCCGCTCCGGCCTCAGATGTTCTTCAGGATTTCCATGCCGAGGGCCTGGCGATAGATTTCCAGAACCGCAGCTTCTTCGGCCAGATCATCGGCGTCGCGCTTCCGTTCCGCGATGATCTTCTTGAAGATTTTCGGGTCAAAACCCCGGCCCTTCAGTTCAGCCAGAAGTTCTTTCTGCTGATCAGCGGTTTCCCGCTTTTCGACTTCCAGTTGCTCGTAGCGTTCGCAGAACTGACGGAGTTCGTCGGACACCATGTCATACGGCTCGGCGCCATCGTCGGCCTTGGCCTTGCGCTTCTTGTTGCCCGGCGTCTTGCCGCTGTTATGCCCCACGCCCGGCGTTGCGCTGGTTTCATCCAAGTCAAGATCGGAGGGCGCCATTGCGATTCATCCTTGTGTTGCTTGATCAACATATTGTTGATTATTGAGTATTTCGCAAGCCGAAATTTTGTCGTTCCGGCTAAATCGGCAGGCGGCCCGCGACAATTCCGGCGTAATACATCGCCTGATCCATGAACTCGTCCAACGACCCGTCGTTGTGGATCACAGCGTCATAGTTCATGGCGTAAACCCCGGCGTCGCTGGGATTGCTGACTACCTCCGGCACGTCAGGATTTTCGATGAATACAGACAGGAAGGTATAGGGCTGGTATTGCGCCACCAGGCCGGTGTTGAGCCGGGCCTTCACCCGTTCCCAGATCGCGGGTTCGCGGATGAACAGGAACACAACGCCGCGCCGCCCCGCTGTTCGACGGTGTTGCTGAACCTCATCGGCGCACCGCGCGGATCGGAACTCGGAGTGATCCCCCACCGCGTCGCCCACGGTGGACAAGAGTTTTCGATCCGCCTCGGTCTTTTGCGCCAAATCGAAACCCGCATGGCCCAGCATATCGCGGATCGGCTCGATGCTGCTGAAGCGCGCCACCGGCACGCCGAGGTGCTGCAAGCCCTGGGTCATGGCATCCACGAACGTGTCTTTCCCGGCGCGCGGCTTGCCGTTGATCAGGATAACGGTGGTCATTGCGCAGCCTCGACAGAAGTAGTTGCGATTTCAGCAATCTTGCGAAACTGATCCCAGCCCGTGAAATTGCCCCAGCGGGACGTGTCCATGTCGTTCGGATCGGGCGCCTGGCCTTGGTGTTCGAAGGGGGACATGTGCCGGGATTCAAGCAGCCTGCGGGCCAAAGCGAGGTCTTTCGCAACATCGGGCGCGGTCCCATCGTGGTTCAGGTAGGACACGCGGGCACAGCGCGCCGCGCTGATCATGGCAAGCGTCCTGAAGGGGTGCGGGCCACCGTTCGGGCCGCCGATGAGGCTGAAGGCATAGTCCCAATCCCGCACCATGGTATAGGGCAAGTGCCACCGTTGGGTTTCGAGGCCAACGGCTTCTGTCGGCTCCGATTCCGCAATCGCGGCCCGCATTGCCTCGGCCAAGGCCCGCATCGTAGGATCGGCATCGGCGTGGCAGCGCAGGGCGAAGAAGTTATCCCATTCCGTCGCGGTGACGACGACGCTGATATGCCCGAAGGGTTCCAGCAGTCGGTTCACGATCTGCTTGTGTGCGCCGAGGTTGAGCATTTCTTTCGCGCGGGCCACGGCAGCGTCGCGGGCGTCAAGCCAGCAGTCGCGGGCCAAGGGCCAGTGGGCTAGTTCGGCCCCGGCCTGCATCCCCGGCTTGTTGCTGCCCCACGCCACCGGCATTGCGGGATCATCCAGCACATCCTGGATCATGCGCTCAACGGGGACGGCGCGGCTGCTGCTGGCATTCCGGCTCAGGTTCTCGTCATCCATCAGCGAGATTTCCTGTAGGAACTCATATTCCGCATCATCAATGCGGATCAGGCGATGGGTCTTGGCCTCGGCATGGATAAAGCGGGGATACCGCAATTGCAGCGTGATCAGGTCGGGATAATCGCCCGAGGCTTGGCGGCTGCGCTGGATCACTTTGGCGGTGATGGTCATAGAAGGTATTCCCTCATCCAGTCTTTCAGGGCTTCGACTGTTTCAGCACTGTCGAATTGCCGTTGTTTCAGTTCCGCAAGGCGCTTGGTCCGCGCCTCGGTTTGGCAGGAACGACAAAGGGTATCACCATTGTCGTTTCCGGTTTTCGTCAACTTTTCCCCGCAGGTTTCACAGCACCGCAGCGTGGCTCGGACGGCGAGAAATTCCCGCTGCTTCCGTTTGTATTCCGCGAGGTGGGCGGGGCAGTATCGCTTTGCGGCAAAAGTGACAGCTTCTTCCCGGCAATTGCTAAGTTTGCACTTCGCCATTTCCCCTACCCTATTTCACTTCCAAGAAGCGGCCGTCCATGAACTCGGTCGCGTCGCGGGTGAACCGGAACGGCGCGCGACGGCCGGTGTTATGCGCCTCATAACGCAGCGCCCATTGGTCAGTTGAAGCGTTGAACACCACGTCAACCACGACGTAGAGAGTTGCGGTTTTGACGTGCAGAAAGGTTTTGCCGACGAGGTGGTGCGGCGAATGAAAGCCCTTGGCGTCCTTGTGCCAGAACTCGGTGACGCGAGGCGCCTTGCTCGGGATCGAAGTCACGTCTCACTCCACCCCGAGGGCTTGCGCCATGATCAGGAATTGCGACTTGGCCCGTGCCGGTTCCCAGCATTGGATTTCAACGCCAAGCGCAGGCCCCGGCACGTTCCACGGCAGGGGGTGCGGCATCATCAAGGCCCGCGCCTCATCCAGCAGGACGGCGTTGTCGGCCAGGCCCACTTCGGCCGGAATGTCTGGATTAAGGCCGAACCGCGCCGCGACACAGTGCCACAGCCGATCTTCCCAGACCCGGTATTCCGGCATGAAGCGTTTCACGGGCCGGGGCACATCCACGAGATAGGCTTCCGTCGCATCGTGAAGCAGGGCGTAGCGCGCCAGTTCGGGGGTCGGCATGGCCGCCGCCATCAGAACGCAATGCTCGGCAACGCTGTAGAACTTCGAGACGTGCCCAGCATAGCGGCACTGGTGCGCCAAGGCGTGCGCCACATCAATGAGGTGGATTTCATCGGCTCTGGGATCGAGGGGCCAGAACGCAACACCGCTGAAGGTCTGCATCCATGCGCCGAACCGCTGCGGCGCAGCCACTTCCGTTTCGACGGCTTTCAGGTTCGCGGCGTTCATTGCTGGGCCTCGCGTTTCGCGGTTTTGTCCCGCATGAGTTCCGCGTCAGCGAAGGACCGAAGCACAAGCAAATCCTCGGCCGGGACAGCGCCGAACGACTTCCAGACCAGTAGGGCTTGCTGCTCATCGAACTTCTCCGACTGGCGCGAGATTTCACGCCACAGTTCAAACCCCCCGACTGTGCCAGCCATTTTGCGGTGAATAGCCCTGCCGATCCTGAGCCAGCAGTCGCGGTCATCCACATGCGTTTCAACGCGATGGCCGGGCACAGCGCCGGTTCGCTGCATCCCCGAGGCGCGAAGCAGGTCCAAGAGGCCGAGCCGCGTGACGCAATAGATCGTGGCATCACCGTCAACCGGGACGGCGCGGCTGATCTGGATCGCAGCCTCCACGGCCCGCCAATCCCGATCCGGCATCGGCGCGATACGCGCCGCGTCAACGGCGGCCGCTTCCGGGTTCAGCGGATTGGGGAAATACGGATCATCGCGTTCCACCGTGACGCCCGTGATCGGCATGAACTTGTTGCCCAAGCCCTGAAGCCGGGCCATGGCCGTGGCGAAGTCGGAACAGTCATTGGTGAGTTTGACGATCTGGTAATCCGTGGAAACCAGCTTCGTCATCAAGTCACGGCGCTGAGCCTCGCGCCGGGCCAGGGCTTCGGCCGTGCTGCGGTGCCGTTCCTGAAGCACGGCGAGGCTGACAGCGGTGAGCCGCGTTTCAGTTTCGTGGTTCTGTTGCTGAGTCATTTCTCGTCGCCCCCTTGGTTGGGATTGGTGGTGTGGCCCCTCGATCCGGGCTTGCGCCGCCGCCCTGCCGTGTTCCCGCCGCTGCACGGCGGCATGAAAACCAGCGCGACACAGATAAGCAGGCACATGATGATCCAGGCGTCGGAAAACGTGATGATCCACATTGGATTTATCCGTCATCAATTTGTTGAACTATGTAGCAAGCCCAGCCGTGGCCTGCCGGTGTGCTATTTCAGGCCCCAGATCAGGAAGCCGAGGAACACGCCGCCACACAGTGCCGCAGCGCCGTATGACCAGATCAGGAGCAGTTCGTAAGACATGGCTGTTGCGCCCATTCCGCCGTCTCAGAACGCCTTGCCGCCATGGGCAAGCCGGTTCTCGCGCTTGTGGTCCGCACGGTGCCGGTTGTAGGCCCGCTTTTCCTGGATTGCCCCGCTGAGGTCGAGGCCGTGGGCCACGGCGATGGCGCAGATCACCCAAGCCGCTTCGCCCAAGGCTTCATCGAAGCGTGCCTTGTTGGCCTTGCGGTATGCCTCCATCGCGGCGCTGAGGCGGCTGTGAACCGCCATCAAGCGCGCCATGGCATCAGGACCATAGATCGACGCCGGGGCGTTGTGGTGCGCCTCGGTGATGGCCCACCCGAGATTGACCTGAGTGCCACCGGCAAGGTCGAAGATGCGGATCACCGCATCGGCCAGTTCGACTTCGAACATCATCCTGTGGGTCAGTTTGTCATCGGGAAGCCGCTGGCTCATCCCGTCGAAGGCTTCAGAAATCTCGCTGTGGATCAGGCACAGCATTTCGGGCACGTTGCGCTTCCCGATCAACGACTCGCCCGTTTTGAGGTCAGTCCACCAGCCCGCAGCCACGTTGTCGGCGTGGATTTCAGCGACAAGCGCGTTGATAGCATCGGCGGAATACAGGCGACCCGCGTTGAACATGTGGCGCAACGTGGTTTCGGTGTGCATCGTCATTTTGGTGATTCCCTGTTGACTATTCAACACTACGTTGAATTTTGGACCACGGCAAGACGGTTTTCTGCCGTGGTCCCGGTGCCGTTTCGGCGTCAGATCGAAAGGTCGGGATCGGCGTCGAACCCAAGGCCGTCATCAAGGCCGAGGTCCGACCCGCCATTCGGCTCGTGGCCCAAACCGAGGTCCAGATCGAGGTCTGCGGCTTCAGCTTCAGCCTGATCCTGATCCACGGCCGGGGCGGCGTTCAGGCTGAGCCTGGCGCTGTTCGGATCGAAGTGAATGCCGGTTGGCACGGTCTTGCCGCGCGGATCATCGGCAAATGCTTCGACCAAGGCGTCGAGCAACGGCGTCTTTTGCAGCGGTAGCCAATAGGATTTCCCCGGCGCCAGCGTGACATAGACCGAGACGTGGCCCTTGTGGTTGCGGATCGCGGCCCGCAGCTTGTCGAGGTTCATGCGCGATGCCCCCGGAACAGGCGGGGCCGGAACACGATGGCCTTGCCGTTGCCCATGTCCAGGCGGAAACGCCGCGCCCTGGGGTGACGCGGGCGGGCCGGGGTGCCACGCGGGGCGTGAGGCGCCTTGTAGTCCACGGCGCGGCCTTGGGGATCGTCGCTGAAGAAGCCCATGGTGAGCCGCTGGGCAGCGTTGAGCGGGACGGCCTGAGCCGCAGCGCCGCCACTCGCAAAAGCCGCCAAGGCCCCGCTCAAAAGATTCAGGATACGCATTGCGTTGTTCACTCCGTTGGTTGGAAGTCGGTTGGAGCCAGTTGAACCACGCGCGTGTGAGCCGCAAAGCCGACACTGTTCAACCGTCCCCAATTTGTTCAACATTTTGTTGATCTTTAGTCAAGGAAAAAGGCGCCACCCATCTCTGGATCGCGCCACGTTTCGAAGCCGTCTCCCGCGCCTCAGATCGCCAGATCGTCCAGCGTCTTGCCTTGGGCCAGCGCATCAATGGCCCATCCCGGCTTTCGGCCCCGCCCGCTCCAAGTCTGGGTCGGATCGGCGGGATTGGCGTATTTCGGCTTGGCCGGGGCACGGGTATTCGGTGCAGCATCTTCAAGCCCGAGGTCGTTGAAGGTGAAGCCGTGTTGCGCCGCAAGGGCCTTCATTTCGGCCAGCGCCTCCCGCTTCTTGCGGTTCTCGTAATCGCCAATTGCTTTTGCGACATGGCGTTCCAAGACCCGCAATTCGCTGAGGGTCATTGCGCTGAGGTCAATCATGCTTGGTTCCGGTTCAATTTCAGGGTGCTATAATTAGCGCATAGATCGGCGTTTTAAGCAAGGCGGATTAACGGTTGATCCTGTTCGATTTGGCTGCCTTGTGTCGCAGTTTCGCCATTGCTGTGTCGAACCCGGCCGTGAAACGTGAAAGCAGGGCGCCAAGATCGAGCGTGACACAGGCGTGCCCCGTATTCTCTGGCGAGACGCGGCTTTCCATGCCATCGCCAATCCCGGTGAAGCGGAACACATGCCCATATCCCTTTGGGGTTTTTCGTTTGAGCCGGTGGATCACGAGTTGAACTTGGGCAGGTTCAACGCCGCGCCGGATTGCGGCAATTACAAGCCCCATTGCCGTTGGGCCGGTTGGGTCGTCGCGCTGGATAAGGGCGCGCCGCAGCGACCGCAGCACCTCGCCGTCGAAGCCGAGTTCCATCAATTCGTGGAACACGATGCAGCGGCACGCCTGTTCCAGATCGAGATAGCCTTCCCGAACCCCGCTATCTCCCCTCTGAGCCACGACGAGGCCCCTGGCGTCGAAGCTGCGAATCCGCCGCAACAGGAGGTCCGGGCCATCGTCTTCCTTTGGCGCATCGGTCGATCCGAAAATTTTGGAAACCTCGGAGAAGGTCAGTCCGTCGATCATCACATGCACAGCGGTTTGCGCAGGGCCGCGAGTTCCACGGCGAACCTATCACAGTGCTGCCAGAGAAGTGCGAGACGCGCTTCTCGCTCGGTTCGGAACAGCGGGCCGCGAACCACCGTGGTGGACCAATTGCCGCCATCGCAGGAGAAGCGCCAAGTCTTGTGAACCGGCGCGGCAATGCCGTCATTGCGCGCAACTCTGACGCTACCGACAGCATTGAACTCAGTGGTCCAGAACACGCCTTCTTCCGGCGTTCCAACCAGGTTGTCGTAGTCGCCCCATCGGAATGGCACAGGCACGGGCCGCCCTTCGTTGGGCCACGACAGTGCTGCGCGGATGGCAACCGCGTTGAGTTCGGATATGATCGAGTCTTTCACCCAAGTCGGAAGTTTGGCTTCGCGCCAATTTCGATCAGTCATTTCGGTTGGCCTCGAATGTGAAAATGATTGCGAAAATGGCCGATGCAATGCTCATTGCAGCAAGGCCATCGCTTTGTTGTTGAACCGCGCCAGTGAAAAGAACGCCTGCGACGAACCCGGCGAACGCCGCCATCACTTAGCCGCCCGCTTCAACGCGCTCTGGATGGTCTGCTCCAAATTGTAACGCGCCGCCTTCAGATTCATTTCAATGGCTGCGTGATCCTCGGGGTGTTGCGCGCCTTTGAAGGCCCACTGTTCCACGGCGCGCATGTATGCCGTGATCTTGGCTTTGATCGGGACGGGGCAATCCGTCGAAAGGTTGTGGTCGAAGTCGGGTCGGGCGGTCATGCGTCACCCCTGATAGCACGGAGTGCGGTGAGTGTGGCCTTCGCGGTATCAACATCAACACAGACGCCATAGTCCCGCAGATCAATTCGTTCGCCGCAATCAGCATCGTCCGACATTTGCATTTCCGCTTCGCAGATCAGCTTGCCCCAGCCCTCGATTAGCGCAGAAATCTCTGGCGCCCTCTCCGCATCTCGCGCGATTATCGGTTTGTCGCCCATCGGCGAAAGTGGGATCAATGGGCCACCGCCCGTCCCGATGGCGCGCAACAAGTCGGACATTTCCGTAATCGGGCTGACCGCATCCAATTTGTGATGCGAAACCCATTGCCCGTTGGGGTGCTTCACCATCATCCACCCGTCCCAGCGACCACCGACGCAAACGCCACGATCCGATGCTATCAGCAGGACTTTGGGCACTATCACCAGATTCGGTTGCTGACAGTCGTGGCCGGGTTGATTGCCAGCAACGATGGCGCGTCGCAGGCCGCATTTCGTGCAGACCAAGACGGTCGGCGCGCCAAGGGTGATATGCTCGATCCAGTTGTGATCGTCGCAGTCCGATGTTTCGCCGTCATGCGTCATTTCGGATGACCCCTCTGCCCCACCTGATTCTAGATTGCTCAACATTATGTTGAACTGAGGGGCGCCGCAATACCAAAACTTTGGTTGGCTTTGCGTTCTTCCAGTTTTGAAACGTCGAAAGATTTGGCGGAAAAGTTTGGCGCGGGCCGGGCCAGGCGGGGTGCGATCCATCCAAGGGGCTTACGCCTCGGCCCGCACTGTGTCAGCACCGGATTGCCGGTGTGCGTCACGTCACAATTATGCCAAATTGACATGTCACGCGAGGGCATTGGCGGAATCGAAACGAGAATTTGGAGCGGGATGACGTGGCGCTGAAGCGTGTGAATCTAATAGGCGTAGGTGTGGCAATCGGTTTTGGCGCCATGCTATATTTCGGATACCGGGAATACGAAAATCGCAGCGGAACCGCGTGGCTTGCGAGTTGTGAAACCGCGTTCCTAGATAGGATAATATCGCCTGCGACATACAAGCGCCGCGATGCCAAGCTATACCAATTCGCTATGACGCCAGAGGAATACATGGCTGGCTTCGCCCCAAGGCCGGGCGCAATGGGCCACGAAACGCGCCAATGGGATCAGCGGCGGGAAGAATGGAAAGCCAACCCGCCGAACCCGATCAACTGGCAATGGGTTGTCGAGTTTGACGCCCAGAACCTACACGGCGCGGTTATCAGGGGCGATTTCACATGCGACTCCGTGACGGCGACGGGGTATCCCCCAAGGCGAATTGACCCAAGTGACGCCAAGGTTGACGGCTTGGACAACCACGAATGGCTCATGCAAGAAGCCCGGCGCGCCGGGCTTCTGGTAGATTGACCGCCAGCCGGTCGGGGATCGGGGCGCCAGCCGGTCGGGGATCGGGGCGCCAGCCGGTCGGGGATCGGGGCGCCAGCCGGTCGGGGATCGGGCCGCCAGGGCGCCGGGCCGCTCGAGGATCGGGGCGCCAGGGCGCCGGGCCGCTCGAGGATCGGGGCGCCGGGCCGGTCGAGGATCGGGGCGCCAGCCGGTCGGGGATCGGGGCGCCAGCCGGTCGGGGATCGGGGCGCCGGGCCGCTCGAGGATCAGGGCGCCGGACCGCTCGAGGATCGGGGCGCCGGGCCGGTCGAGGATCGGGGCGCCAGCCGGTCGGGGATCGGGGCGCCGGGCCGCTCGAGGATCAGGGCGCCAGCCGCTCGAGGATCAGGGCGCCGGGCCGCTCGAGGATCGGGGCGCCAGTACGCCGGGCCGGTCGAGGATCGGGGCGCCGGGCCGCTCGAGGATCGGGGCGCCAGCACGCCGGGCCGGTCGAGGATCGGGGCGCCGGGCCGCTCGAGGATCGGGGCGCCAGCCGGTCGAGGATCAGCACGCCAGCCGGTCGAGGATCAGCACGCCGGGCCGGTCGAGGATCGGGGCGCCGGGCCGCTCGAGGATCGGGGCGCCAGCCGGTCGAGGATCAGCACGCCAGCCGGTCGAGGATCAGCACGCCAGCACGCCGGGCCGGTCGAGGATCAGGGCGCCGGGCCGCTCGAGGATCGGGGCGCCGGGCCGCTCGAGGATCGGGGCGCCGGGCCGCTCGAGGATCAGGCGCCGGGCCGGTCGAGGATCAGCACGCCAGGGCGCCGGGCCGCTCGAGGATCAGGGCGCCAGGGCGCCAGCCGGAACAGCGAAAACCCGCGCCTTGCGTGGCGCGGGCCATGGTTAGAACCTGGGGCGGATTGGTGCGGCGGCCCGTCGTATTTCAACCGCCGGGCCGGGGCGGGTTGAACAGGAATACTAGGCCAAGGGCCAGCAAAACACCGAAAAGGAAGGCTCCACCGCCGCCCCAGACGATCAGGGCCACGGCGACGATAGGCGCGGCGACGAAAAGCAGCGCGGCCAATACCGCCCCGGCGTCGCGCCACGGTTCGGCGCTAATCGGCGCGGCCGGATCAGCGGGGCGCGACGCTGGTGCCAGCGTCATCGCGGGCACGGCGTCGCAAGGCGCCGTGCCGCAATCCGGCATGACGGGACATACAATTTCCGGCGCCGTGGCCCGGCCCGAGGCGCGGTCCAGCGTCACAAGTTCGGCCCGACCGATGCCTAGCGCCCTATCGTGCCTGATACGGCTGGCGCATTGTTCCGCCACGATGGCAGGAACGTCAGACTCCATCTGACTGGCGAGGATCAGGGCGACGCCTTTGGAACGGATAAGCCGGGCCGTCTGTTCCGTCTGGCGCAGCAACGCCGGGCCAGCTTCAGCAAAAAGGGCGTGCGCCTCATCTATTGCCAGAGCGAACCGGGGCCGGGCCGCGTCGCCCCGTTCCGGGAAACGGCGCCACAATTCCCGCAACAGCCGTAGCATTACCGCGCCGTAAAGCCGGGGCGATTGAAAGAGCCGCGTCGCGTCTAGCAGGGTCACGCGGCCCGGTTGATCCACCAGCGCCGCAATGTCAAGCCGGGCCGGGCCGAAGATCGGGGCCGCCCCGGCGCGTTCCAGTCGCAGCACGCCGCGTTGAACGACTCCAAGGCTGACTTGCGAAACATAGCCGTAATGCCGCGAAACCGCGTCGCGCTGGCCCAGCACGCGGGCCAGCGCGGCCCGAAGATCGGCCAGCGTGTCGAGCGGGGCGCCCGTGTCATCGGCCCAGGCAAAAACAATTTCCAGGGTAGCGGCTTGGGGTTCGCTTAGTTCCATCGCGCGGCCCAGAAGATCGGCGCCGAAGTCCCAAAGCGGTATCTGGGCCGCGCCGCTCATCACGTCCAGCCGCGTGACGCCGGGAACGCTTCGCGCAATGGCGCTTAGATCGCCTTTCACGTCGGGCAGAAGCAAGGGCACCCCGGCCCGCGAAAGCTGTTCCGCAACGCTCAATAGCGTTACGGTTTTGCCCGTGCCGGTCTGGCCCGTAACAAGGGCGTGCCGCGTCAGGAGGTGCAGCGGGATTCCGGGGGCGTTGCGGCCGCCTCGGCCCAGAGCAATGGCTTGCGGTGCGGTCGTCATGCGGAAAAGCCTAGACCGGGGCGCCGCGTCGCGCCAGTCCCGGCCCGGCGTCACGTTCCAAATGATCGGCGGCCCGGCGTGCCAGTTCCGCCTTGTCCTTTTCCCGCGCGGCGCGCGCTTCGCATTCCGTGGCGTATTCCCGAAGCGAAGCGACGGCGGATTTACCCGGCGAAAGGCGAATGTCTGTCTGGCCCGCGTCATGCGTGACGCAAGCATAGGCATTCGCCCCGATGATCAGCTTGACGGAAAGAGTCATTCGGCGGGGTCCCATTCCAGATATGCCACAATCGCGCGTTGCGTGGCGGTCGGCAGATCGGCCCATGCCACGCGGCGGCGGCTGTTCCTGGCACGATAGGCGCGCGCCTCATGGCGGGTCAGGAAAAAATGCGTGCCCCGCGTGCCATAGGCGCCGAAGTCCAGGCCAAGCACTTCGGAGTCGGCCGGATCGGGCTTCAGGATCAGGTCAAAATCCAGCGGCGCGGCCGGGGTGATGCGGAACAGGTCCAGAACTTGCGCCGCGACAATTGGCGGGGCGCCGTCGAGATAGCGGCGCGGCATTTGGCGGGGTGCCATCATTTGGCCGACTCCTTGATCGGGTTGCGGGTCGAGATGCGCCGCCCCGCGCCCATGCCGGGCAGGGTGACTTGCAGGCGGTGCCAATGGCGCGCCACGGCGCGGCGTTGCTTTGGGCTAAGGTCGTCGTCGGGGTGCAACATCGCGGTTATTCCTTGCGTTAAATGTCGAGGTGAACGAATGGCGCGTCACCATGGCTCACATGGTTGCCGAAAAACGGGTTCAATTCGCTGTAGCGGCACGCCTGCGAAAGTTTTTCGCCCAGATCATCGGCCCGCAATTCCTTGCGGTCCCAAAAGCCGACTCCGTGGCCGTTGCGGGTAAACCAATAGTCCCGCCCGGCTTGCGCCTCATCATATCCGGGCCGGTCATAGGCCAGCGCCAAAAGATCGACATGGGCGTTTTGCCAGGCTTCGCAATCCGCGCGAATCCGGGCCAGCGTGTCGGGGTGCAGATCGGTATAACCCGCATCACCGGGAAGCGCGGCCCATTGACCGGATTCCCGCATCGCCACGGCTTCGGCGTCATGCCATTCCGCGATACAGGTTCCGGGTTCGGTTTCCGTGAAAAACATTGCTTCGATGAAACCGAAAACGAATTGGCTTTCCCGGCGCGCCGCTTCGTCGCGGCCATCCATCACAAATTTCGGCATTGCGGATTCCCCTATTGGAGTTTCAAAGATAGGACAAGGCGGCGCGGATCAGCGCCACGGCGTAGGGCGCCCCGAACGGGAAGCCGATAACCAGAGTCAGGGCGCCGATTGCATCGCCAAGCCATTGCATTGCGGGGCTGTTCATCGTGTCACGCACGATTAAGCAGGGCGAAAAATTCGCGGCCCGCCTTGGAGTCAATGTCGTCAATCGAAACCCCGTAGCCGCTGCGCGGCATTGCGCGCCAAACCAATTCACCGTCGGGCCGAGCCGACGTTTCATAGATCCGCAGATCGGCGGAAATGGCGGCGCCGTATTTCGTGCTTACGCTGATGTAATCGGCCTTTTCGGGCTGTTCCGCCTTGATCCGCAGATCGGGGTATTTGCGGATCAACTTTTCCAGCTTGGCGGCAAAACGCGCGGCCGTTTCACGGGCCGCCTTGTCTTTGGTGTTTTGCGCCTTGGTCAAATCTTCCAGCCGGGGCAGGATGCGGCGCTTGATTTCCTTGGCGATGGCGGCCGCGCCACGGTCAAGCGCCGCACTGGCTTCAACACTCGGGCCGCTGCGATTGTCTTCCGACACGCAATAGGCTTGGAATTTCACACGCTGAAACCCGGCCGCGCCCCAAGATTGGCACGTCAGCCAAATACGGGCCGGGCCTTTCCGCAGCGAAACCCGGTCGGAGTTGAGCGTGGCGGGTTCGTTGTCATAGGTGGCGACGGTCCAGCCCGTCAACTCGGGCTGCAATTCGGTCAAAATGTCGCGGGCCAAGGCGAAAGCCGCGAAACGCGCGCCAGTCACATAGCCTTCGCGGTGATATTCATTCGGAGTCTTCCAGCGGGCGACGTAGTTTTCCGCCGTCACGTCAAAAGCATTTTCCGGGGCCATGGCTTTGGCGTCGTCAAGCGTGAAAGTCATCGTTCGGGTTTCCTTGCTTCAGGCTGTGTTGCGGGTTTCAGGCCGGGAATGCGTCGAGCGGCAAGTCGGCGCCGTCGCAAAACGCGGCCCGCAAAACGTCGCTGGGGTAAAAGCAGAGCGTGGAACAGTCGCCCCGCGCCAATTCGGTCATGCGGTCCCGCGCCAATTCGGTCATGCGGTCCCGCGCCTCTCCGATTTCATCGGCCAGGGCCAAAAGATTTTTGCGGATCGTGGCGCAGATCAATTCAACGCCGGGCATCGCGCCAATACGGCGGCGCATCATCCGCCGCTCAGCGTTCAAGGCGTAATATTCCCGGCGCGCGTCTTTGATCCGTTCCACGGCTTCACGCCATTCGCTTCCGGCGCGCCAAGCCGTTTCATGTTCCCGCGCCTGTTCCGCCGCGTGTTCCGCGATGGAGTCGGCCGCGCGGGCCGCGTCGCGTGCCGCGTCGAGGTCGCCCGGCGCTGCGTAATAATCGCCGCGCGGATCGGTGAAGACCCGGCCCAAATCAATGGTTGCGCCGTCGCCACAATCCCCGCCCGCGACGTAACCCGCGACGAAGCGCGACTCGCCGTTCCGGCCCGGCAGTTGATAAACCACGCCATAAATCAGCCCTGAACCGTCGCGGCACGACTCGGAATAGGGGTTGTCGTAATACCCCATATCGCCGTCATGCCAGACGCGGGCATGACGGAACTCGGGCCGGACATAGCCGACAAGCCGAAGGCCCATGGCGGTCGGGTTCTCGACATAGCGCAAGCCTTGCTCATCCGGCGCCCCGGCTTGGGTGGTGCCATGGCCGGGCCAGCGGGCTTTGCCCTGTTCCACGTCCTGCTGCGCGAAAGCCAAGGCGGCCGTGGCGCTGATGCGCAAGGCGCGCGGCCCGACCATGCGGCCGCGATGAAACCGGAAAGCCCGGACCAAAGCGATATTGCGGGGCGCGGCTTCGGTGCTGACATAGGGCGAGGCGTGCCACGCTTCGGAAAGCGTGCAATCCGGGGCCGTGGCGCGTTGCCATGGTGTTTTGTTCGTCATCGTGTTTCTTGCTCCACTTTTTGTTGATCAAATGGCCCGCTAAAGGCGCGGCGCGGCCCAAGTTGCGAAAAGCCCGGCGCAGATCACGGCAAGGGCCAGTCCAGCGGCGAAACTCATTTGGCGCCCCTTTCGGCTTTTTCGCGTTCGGTCTGGGCCAGCCGGGCCGCCTTGGCGCAAGCCACGCATTGCCGCGTTGCGGTGTAGCGAGTCCCATCATGCCCGGCGTGACACGGATTCCCGGCGTAGGTCATCGCCCCAGCGGCGCGCGCGGCTTTCCGGGCCGCAATGATGACGGGGCGCGGCTTGGCGGCGCGGATCAGCATTTCACGACTCCCAAGGCTTTGCCGCAACGCAACGCGGCGCAAGCATCTCGCAACGCGGCCCGATTATAGGCCGCGCTGGCGCGGCAATTGTTCCGCGACGCAAAATTGCGCCTAATGTATTCCGCAGCGATACCGGCCCGCGCGGCGTTAAAGCCGCTGGCATGGTTCGCAAAAGGCAAAAGGTTATCCATTCCTGCGTTCCTTTCAGGCGCGATTCGCCGTGTGTTTAGATTGCCGGTTTCAGGTTATGCGGTCAACCTTTTGTTGACCACGCAATAACGGGTTTTGACACCAGGGCGCCAGCCGGTCGAGGATCGGGGCGCCAGCCGCTCGAGGATCGGGGCGCCGGGCCGGTCGAGGATCGGGGCGCCGGGCCGCTCGAGGATCAGCACGCCAGCCGGTCGAGGATCGGGGCGCCAGCCGCTCGAGGATCAGGGCGCCAGCCGCTCGAGGATCAGGGCGCCAGCCCGCTCGAGGATCAGCACGCCGGGCCGGTCGAGGATCGGGGCGCCAGCCGGTCGAGGATCAGGGCGCCGGGCCGCTCGAGGATCGGGGCGCCAGCCGCTCGAGGATCAGCACGCCAGGGCGCCGGGCCGGTCGAGGATCGGGGCGCCAGCCGCTCGAGGATCAGGCGCCGGGCCGGTCGGGGATCGGGGCGCCAGCCGCTCGAGGATCAGGCGCCGGGCCGGTCGGGGATCGGGGCGCCAGCCGCTCGAGGATCAGCACGCCAGCACGCCAGCCGCTCGAGGATCAGCACGCCGGGCCGGTCGAGGATCAGCACGCCGGGGCGGTCGAGGATCAGGGCGCCAGCCGGTCGAGGATCAGGGCGCCGGGCCGCTCGAGGATCAGGGCGCCGGGCCGCTCGAGGATCAGCACGCCGGGCCGGTCGAGGATCAGGGCGCCAGCACGCCAGCCGCTCGAGGATCAGGGCGCCAGCCGCTCGAGGATCAGGGCGCCAGCCCGGTCGAGGATCAGGGCGCCAGGGCGCCAGCCCGGTCGAGGATCAGCACGCCAGCACGCCGGGCCGCTCGAGGATCGGGGCGCCAGCCGCTCGAGGATCAGGGCGCCAGCCGCTCGAGGATCAGGGCGCCAGCCGGTCGAGGATCAGCACGCCAGCACGCCGGGCCGCTCGAGGATCGGGGCGCCAGCCGCTCGAGGATCAGCACGCCAGCCGGTCGAGGATCAGGGCGCCAGCCGGTCGAGGATCAGGGCGCCAGCCGGTCGAGGATCAGGGCGCCGGGGCGGTCGAGGATCAGGGCGCCAGCCGGTCGAGGATCAGCACGCCAGCCGGTCGAGGATCAGCACGCCGGGGCGGTCGAGGATCAGGGCGCCAGCCGGTCGAGGATCAGGGCGCCGGGCCGGTCGAGGATCGGGGCGCCGGGCCGGTCGAGGATCGGGGCGCCGGGCCGGTCGAGGATCGGGGCGCCGGGCCGCTCGAGGATCAGCACGCCAGCCGGTCGAGGATCGGGGCGCCGGGCCAGAAAAGCAAATGGCCGCCCTATGTAGGGCGGCCCGGCGTGCTGGCGTGCTGGCGTGCTGGCGTGCTGGCGTGCGGATCAGACGTAGGGCGAAAGGGCGGTATCGGTCAAAACAATGGCCCAGCGTGCTGTGACGCCATCGGCCAGCGTGTAACGCGCGGCACGCGGCTTTTCCGCCGGGCTTATCTCCCCTTCACAGATCAGCGACTCAATCCGTTCTTCGGCCGCGTCGCGCGACGCCTTGCCGCGCGAATAGATATATTCATCGGTTGCCAGCTTCGGGCCAGTGATCAGGGGGCGCATTGTCTGGACTCCCCTTAAAACCGGCCGAGAATCTTCAGGCCGCCACGCGGCCCAGCTTTGATACAGGCAATTGTGTCATCCGCCATAAGCACGCGCTGCACAATTTCCCGCTTTTCACGCCGGGCCATGGCCCTGACTTCGGCCAGCGTTGGCAAATTGGCGCGGCTATGAGCCAGTTGTGCGGCGTAGCCGTCACCCGGCGCCGGGGTGACGTGATCGGGATGCACCACGATAAACCGCCGCGCGGCGTCGTGCGGATTGCCGGAAAGCCGCGCGGCGGTTTCTTCGGCCAGCACCCAATGCGGGAAAGGCTTCCCGTCACAATCCGGCGCCCCGAAGATTACCGGCGTGCCTGCGGGAATATCAAAGGAGTCGCGCAGGCTGAAATGCCCCGTGGTGATTTTGTTGGTTACACTGGTTTTCATCGGATCGACTCCTATCAGCGAAACATTGCAACATGCCGCGCCATTTGGCGCGCATTGTCAGGCAAAGCGGGTTTCTTGCGGCTTGCCGCAAAGGTAACGCCGCGCTCATCTTTGCGGAAAATATCCAGCCAAGCCTCGGAGTCGTCACGCTGGCAAAGGCGCATTGCCAGCCAATAAACGCCGGTCGCATGACTCCACGTCAGGCGCCAAATGGTCAATTCATCTTTGATCATTTCAATTCCCCTAGATTCGCGTCACGTCTTAATCTGCCATTGCCGCGTTACGCGGTCAACCTTTTGTTGATCGGGCAATAACAAGTTTTGACGCCAGGGCGCCGCGTGCCGGTCGAGGATCGGGGCGCCAGGGCGCCAGCCGGTCGAGGATCAGGGCGCCAGCCGGTCGAGGATCAGGGCGCCGGGCCGGTCGAGGATCAGGGCGCCGGGCCGGTCGAGGATCAGCACGCCAGCCGCTCGAGGATCAGCACGCCAGCCGCTCGAGGATCAGCACGCCAAGGCGCCGGGCCGGTCGATCCGTTCCCCCGTCGATCCGTCTGGCCCGGCGTGGCCCGTCGATCCGCTGGCCCGTCTATCCGCTGGCCCGTCGATCCGCTGGCCCGTCGATCCGTTCCCCCGTCGATCCGTTCCCCCGTCGATCCGTTCCCCCGTCGATCCGTTCCCCCGTCGATCCGTTCCCCCGTCGATCCGTTCCCCCGTCGATCCGCTGGCCCGGCAGGGCTTGGCTTCGGGTCCTTCCCGGCCCAGGCCCTGCCGGGGGGAGGCTCCGAGGCTCGGTTGATCGGCACTTTTTCAGTTTTTTCGGTGGAAACGCCCAATTCCCCGCGTCTGACGGCACTCCGGTTCAGCGGCATTGCGGTTCTGCGGCCGTGCCACTTTCCAAACCGACGACCTACTGACAATCCGCGTCGATTTCGAGACTGACGCTCAACCGACAACCGGGCCACGGCTGTGAACCGGGGTGATGCTGTCGGCTGGCCCGCCGTTCGATCCTATCGACGGATGGAACGTATCGACGGATGGGATAGGTTCCATCGCTGGCCCGGTTTTCCGTTCGATCCTATCGACGGATGGAACGTATCGACGGATTTTGAGCCGGGGCGACCCGAAATTTTTACCCCCATTTTCAGTGGTATCAAAATACCCCACTCGTTCGATCCTATTCAATTGCATTTGCAACTATTTAGGCTTGAAATAATATAGGATCGAACGAAGGAAGGTTTACCCTGAACATATGGGTTTACCCTGAACACTACCCTGAACACCCTAAGTATATATATTTATTATATTTTACTTGGAATATATGGTAGTGTTCAGGGTGTTCAGGGTGTTCATGGTGGTTTTTCATCCTGATTCCTGAAAATCTGATATAGTTTAATCATTGAACTACTTTGAGACGCTTTTCCCAGATTCCTGGCGATTTTCCCCAATTTTACCCTGCACACCCTGAACACCAGTCTTTTCGTCATAAATATCATAGACTTAGGTGTTCAGGGTGGCGATTTTTTACCCTGAACTGTTCAGGGTAACAACCCTGAACGGCCCAAATTCGGCCCGCGTCACGCCTCGCTTCGGCGCACCGCGACGGAATAGGATCGAGGCGATGGAATCCATGGCAAGGGGTGCGCAGAATGTGGCTCATGGCGAAGAAGAATGGCGGTCGTGGTGAAACATGCGCCCCGTGGCGCGTCACAGGTTTTGCGCTGGTCCGCGCCACGCTCACCCCTGTCTCGGGCCAAGCCGTTCCGCTCCAAGCCGATCTGGAACGCGCCACCGGGGCGCGGCACATGATGATCAGCACCGATGCCGCCACCGAAGTGGTTGAAGCACGGACCAGGGAAATCATCACCCATCTGAACCGGACGAAGCGGCTAGACGAGTTCTGCGACAATGCCAGAGAAGGACGTTTCTAGGGCCGCAGAGCGGGCGTTTCACAGCGGCGGGGCGAGGCAAGGCCCATGGATGCGATGATGCGTCGAGCCGCCCCAGATCGCGGCGCACTCCGCGTGCTGCGTCACAAGCACGCGCTGGGGATAGCCGGTATGCCAGCCCGTGCCACTGGCGTGCCACACCGCGTCCATGGCGGCGCTAGGCGCAATGACCTGGCCTTGGCCCGGTTCGATGCGCCTGCCGCAGCGGAAGCACTTCGCGGCATAGCGGTTCGCCCCGATGATAAGTGGCGCGGTGCAGTGGAACTTCTTCATTCCTATTTCACCTCCCTCCGGCCCGCTCTGATTCTAACCGTAGAACCTCATATTCGGCTTTTCTATTGGACAACTCGGATACCTCCGCAAGAGTTCCAAAATTATGCCCACACCCTTCGCAAAATACCACGCCAAGTTCATTCTTCGCATCCGGTGTTTCAATTTTTGTTCCTCCGCACTTTTTGCAACGGTAATTGAAGTAGACTACCCATTTTGTTCCCCCCTTATTCTCAGCATCCCGGAAACTAATTTCCAGTTGATCAATGGGACGCGAGGGAGCAGCTTCAACAAGCCTGATAGTGACGCCTGCTAATTTTTTGCCTTCCGCTCGCCCCCGAAAATTGTAAATTTTGCGATAGACCGCCATTGAAGTCTCGTCGCAATGTGTAATACGCACCATCTCAACGCTCGCCCTACGAAAAGATTTACACGCCTCGGCCAGTGCCGCCTGCGCCGACGGAAATAGCCCAAGATCGCGATAAACATTACCAGATTGTCGTATCAAAACAGCATGGTATATGCCAGCCGCCTTGGGAGCACGCGATCCAAGGTCAATTAAACTGACAACCTCCCCAGAATTTGTGTCATGCAGTTCGGATGAAGGCGCAGGGCCGTAAACTAGATAACTCAGGAAGCAAACTCCAAGAAACACTACCGTCGCCCAAATTTCCGGTGAACTCATTCCCACCTCCGTTTTTCAAATTGCGGTTGAGTGTAATCTCGCAAGGCATATAGTATCAAGCTAGGTGCTACACCGAACAACAAAGTTAGGGAAAGTCATGTCACAACCTTATGATTTCGCTGAGATTAGACGTCAACTTTCCAGTGCCAAGCTTGCGCTTAACAGCGATGGCGTTCACCCGAGCGATCTACTCATCGACGCACTCAGCAGGTTGACTGACGCAGTTGAACAGATGGATCGACAGCGGGCAAAAATTGAAACCAACGTTGCCAAACGTCTCGGGAAGATGATGGCAGGGGAACTCAAGGGGGACTTCATCAGGAGTGTGATCCTGGACGCGGAGCCGAACTACCCCTACGGCAAGGACGATCCTGACCAACTGACCTTCGACAAAATGGTTGACGACGCTCTGAGGGACGCACTGCGCGACAGTGACTAGGAAATACGCTGGGGTAGTGATGCCGCTCAGAGCTTACGCTCGACTGTTTGCCTTTGGCATCACTACCCCAGAACATCGCGGAACAGGCTGCGGATCAACCAGGCCCGCTTGGCGCGCTTCAGCGTGACATAGAGCCGCGCCACAACGGTCAGTTCGGGGTGGCGCCTGATCCATACCCCGGTGCTGGGATCGAAGTTGTCGCGCCACCACTGGTCCAGATCGGGGCGGCTGGTGCTGCGGCTCAGATCGACGCGCCGGGCCTCGGCGTCGAACACCGCGTCAGGCACCAAGGCGTCATGGCGAAACTCGTAGGCATAGGCCCAGAGCGTGAGCCTGACGCGGCGCCGCGTTTCATCGCAATGTGCCACAACGCTCATCCCAACAGCCCTTCGAATGGATCGCGCGGCGGCTCCGCGCCGCAATCATCAAAAATCGGTGGATCGGCCTCGGCACAGCGGCGTTGCCGCAATTCGCGGCACACCGCACGGGTTATCTCTGCCCCGGTCAGCCGCCAGCGGATCAAGTCGGCCAGTTCGTCCATGCGTAGCGCCGAAACACGCTCAATCCCGGCCCTGCGGCAGATCGAAATCAATTCGTCGCGCCAAAGCATCGTCACGGCTTTGGAGCCATCCCTGAGCCGCATATCGCGGTGCGTCGCGGCACCACCCCATTGGCCCGGCATGAGCCACCTCTGGCCCACCTCGGGATGACCGTGGCGCGTCGCCCTGGGATAGACCCACACAAGCGCGCCACGGGCCTCGTCGGGCGCAGTCAAGCCGTCCAGGTGGGATCGCCGCAAGAACCTCTGGTGAAGCGCGGCGATGGTGACATGGGCAATGCCGCGCATCGCCTCGATCTGGCGTTCCAGCCGGTCCAGCTTGTCGCGCTCCGACTTGATTTCAACCGCAACGATCCGATCCGTTGCCACGGCCAGCACGTCGATCCGGTTGCCGAACGAGAAAGCGTTCACCTCATGGATGATGCGGGCGCAGGGCATGACGCGGCGCAGTTCTTCAACAACGGCGGTGCGGATTTGCGTCTCGGCGTCTGAGCGATACGCTGGCATGGCGCGCCTCAATCCCCCTCGCCATTGCTCAGATCATCGTCTTCCGTTTCATCGACAACGGCGCCTTCGCCTTCCCAATTGATCACCGATCCAATGGCGGTTTCGAACTCGGTCCTGGCGCGCTGCAAATCAGGAATTACGAACCCCTGGGCGAGTCCCGCTGATCCGCGATACCTGGTCAATACCATACCGGGAAGCAGGTAGCGCAGGCGTTTCGTGAAATGGACCGGGGAAAGCGCCTCGCCGTCATAGCGCCTAGTTCTCAGCCACCGCTCATATACCTCTCGCAATTCGGCCTTCGCAACTCTCACTTCGCCATTGGCCCATGACAGCGTGTCGATATTGTCCGCTTCGCGGCCGAACCCTTCGATGTAACCCTGCTGAAGAACGTCGAACCACCAGCGGTCCACGTTCTTGAGGCCCTGAAGTTTCTGTTCACCCAAGGCAGCGGTATTCGGCACTTCCCTTACTTCGAAGCCGGTGAGGTCGATATTCAGGAGGTGATACAGCAATGCCGCAGGACCATCGCCGTCCATCTCGGCCCGCAATGCGCGGAAATAGGCGTGGTTCCCCTTATGTTTCGAACTGGCGTCCAACACGCAATACCGGCGTTCGCCCGGCGTCGCTGGCACAACCCAATCTTCGTTCGATGTGATGAACAGGCGCAGCACGCTGTTCATTGTGAAGGGATTCAACCCCTTGGGTTCGATGAGGATCGTCGGCCTTGTGATCAGGCTCTTTAGCTGGCCATCGGCGGCTTTATCACCGGCCCAAAATGCTTCTTCCATGTGGAGGACGAGGCATTTCATAACGTGGTGGTTGAACTTGCCGACGACATGATCCTTGTGCGACACGCCGACGTAGTGGTTCATGCACAGGCGCCCGATGTATTCGAACAGCGTGTCCTTGCCCCAGCCCTTGCCGCCGCGAACCACCAGCGCGACCCCCGGTTTGTCCTCGGGCTGCTGGACCAGATGGGCGAAATACCGGATCAGGTAACTGAAAAGGTCTTCGTCGTTCTGGCAATAGACTTCGCGGAGGTGGCGCAGGAAAAGCGCGCACGACTTCGTGCCGTCAGGCTCAACGGAAAAGCCCTGCCAATAGTTGTATGTCCCTTCGAGGTCTTTGCCTGGCAGAAACACCACCCCATTGGGGTAAGTCCTTCGCCCGCTATGCTGCATCCACAGCTTCGACACCGGCACCGTGGTATCGTCTTTCGGGCGCCGGTCGTTTTCATATAGCTGATGAAGATCGGACACAGAGCCGAACGCAACGTCACCGTTCGCCTTGAAATCCATCACCACAGTCCGCCCCTCGTTGCGAAGAAGGGCGTGCTTCTGGTTCATGCGCCTGATCCATTTCGGCACCTCTTTGCCAAGCGCATCTTCGGCTTGCTGCCGCGCCAGAGCCACTTGGGACTTCGAGGGCTTGCGACCCGGCACCTTCCCGTTGGCGTCGCCCAACAGGTCATCGAACATGCCCGGCGTCGTGCCTTCGTCCTCGGCGCGGGCCGCCGCCACCTCGGCGTCAAGATCATCCTCGCCGTAGTCCTCGAACTCGCTTTCCATCCGCATGTCGTTGACCACGGCCACGATAGAAGCCATGCGGAACGGCAGGCGGTCGCTGCGGTCCCTGAACGATTTCCAGACCCGCTTGGAGTCCCGCTCATCGAACTTCTTCGACTGGCGCGAAATCTCACACCACAGGTCGAAACCCGCAACGCTGCCCGCCGTTTCGTGGTGAATCGCCATGCCGAGGCGATACCAGCCGTCACGGTCCTCGACCCACGTTTCAACCGGCAGGTCAACGAGGTAATCCCGCATGTCGCTCAGGCTCAGCCCCATGGGCCGAAGGCGTTCGGGGTTTATCTCCCCAACGCTTTCATAGCCGACAAGCCGCTCCAAGGCTTCGGCAGGAACCGGGTCGATTGCGCCGAACTCGAAGTCGAACCTGTCAAACTCCCTGATCCATTTATACCGCTTGCCGGTATCGGGGTGGATCGAGGGCGGAATTACGGCCTGCGAACCAGTGCCAAGCAAGTGGAGTTCCCAATCCCACTTCTTAACGTCACGGCCCTTGTCGTCATCCCATACCAGCGTGAAGCTGGGGCTATGGGCGAACTTCCGTGACGGGAAAGGCTTGTCGCAAAGCAGGTAATAGTGACGGCTTGCGCCCCCCGAACCCGACACGACGCAGGGCGCGACATGCGTGTTCAATTCGGGCAGCATGTCGCCCAGCTTGTCCAGCGCGTCCTGGGCAAGTTCGGGCTTACGAATATCAACGTCGATGATGTAAAGGAAAAACCCGCTGAGGTTTGACCATTTTCCGAGACGGACACCCAAGTTGAACTTGGGGTCGAATGTATCCCGCAATTTCTGGGGCGAGTTTACGGGCTTATTCGCCCAATCCTTGCCGATGGGCCGCTTTGACCGCTGATGCAGCCAATGCAGCGCAAAGCCGATTTCCGATAGGCCGACCGCCTGTTCCAACATGCTCGATCACCGCGCAAGATTCAGATTGCGCGGCTGTCGGCGTTCCCCATGAACGGCCAGAAGTCATCGCGCTTCAGCGGCACGAAGCCTTCGGGCCATTCCGTCGTTTCCTCCGAAAGTTCAATGATCCGGGCCACGCGATTTGGAGAAATCCGCTCCCGGTCGAACCATTTATAGATCGCCTGGTAGCTGACGCCGATGGTGCGGGCGAATCGCTTCGCCTCAAAGATTCCGTCATGCGTAAAATCCGGCAGCCCGCGACGAAGCAGGGCGTGCAACTGCCCCAGATCGCCGGAATTGCGCGTCGCCTTGCGTTGCGCGGGATATTTGCCGCCCGCAATGCCGAGCAAGTCTTCGTCGCTCTGGGCCATGGGATACACCTCTTGAAGTTCGTTGCGTCTCTTTGCCTATCCGTCATGTGTTGCCTAGTCAACTTTTTGTTGCACTGAGAATTGAACGCCATTACTACGGTCAGCACGACGAACCCAACCCTGAGTCTTGGAGACAAAGCGAATGAGCATCGAAGCAATCGGAACCGCGCTGATCGAAGCCCTGAACCGCAATACCGCCGCGCTGGAAGCCGTCCTGGCCGCCGCCCCCGCCGCCGCTTCCGGCGACAAGCCGAAGGCTGCTGACAAGCCGAAGGCCGCCGACAAACCGAAGGCTGCCGACAAACCGAAGGCTGAGCCGGAAAAGTCCGCCTTCGCCGCGCTGAAGTCCGACCTCGGTGACTGGCTGGGTGAGTTCGCCAAGGAGGAAGACGCCGAAAACCCCGATGGCATCCACCCCGAGGTGACGGCCCGGAAAGAGGCGCTGCGCAACGTGCTGAAGCAACTCGGCGCCAAGGCCCTGCCCGATCTGGACGGCGATGACGGCAAGATCACCAAGCTGCACGGCTGGCTGAACGACAAGGCGAAGAAGGCCGACAAGGGCTTCGGCGTGGGCCGTCTTGCCGCCGATCCCGAGCCGGAAGGTGGGGCCGACGAAGGCGATCTGGGCATCTAAGCCCGGAAGTATCGCTGCGCCGCGCGTGCCGACTGATGCACGCGCGGCGCGGTCCACGACCCGCGAAATCCATCAGACGGAGCAAACGATATGAACCCCAATTTCGAGATGGGCCAGAACGTCAAAATCGCACGCAGCGGCGAAACGGGCCGGATCACCGGCTTTGCCGAATACCTGCGGTCCAACATGCCGCAATACCTCGTGGAATACACCTCGGCCGACGGCCGTGCCGAAGACCGCTGGTTCCACGCCGACGAACTTCTTGCCGTCGAGTGAGTCCACATGCCTTGGCCCTACTCCGGGCCAAGGCTTTCCCTCTGTGAGCCGAACTTGCGGCCCACGCGGCGAAAGCCTTGGAAAGCGAAATGTCTGCACCATTTGGAAACACTGGTCGCGCCCATGCGCGCCTCGGTCCATCGGATTCTAGCCGGTGGCTGTCGTGCCCCGGCGCGGTGAACTTCACCAAGAATTACCCCAATGAATCCAGCACATTTGCAGATGAGGGGACTGCGGCCCACTGGATCAGGGAACAATGCCTTGATCTTGGGTTCGATGCTTATGACTTCATTGGAACCAAGGTCAGGGTCAACGGCGCGCTCTATGAATGCGACGCCGAAATGGCTGACTTCCTACAGCCCGGAATTGACGAAATTCGCCAGTTCGATGGTGAGGTGTTCGTTGAAAAGCGCATCAATCTGAGCCGCTGGATGCCGGGCCAGTTCGGAACGCTCGACTCCGGTGTGGCTGGGCGTCACCTCATCGTCATTTCCGATCTGAAGTATGGCCGAGGCGTCCCGGTATCTGCGGTGAAGAACACCCAGCAGATGATTTACGCCCTGGGCTTCTGGGACAATTTCGCGCGGCACGTCACCGACGCGACCATGTTCCTGATCATCATCGACCAGCCCCGCCATCCGGCCGGTGGCGGCTATTGGGAAGTGACGCTGGATGAACTACTGGCCTTCGGTGAGGAACTGCGGGTCAAGGCTGCGGCGACAACTGACCCAAGCGCCCCGCTTATCCCGACCCAGAAGGGTTGCGCGTGGTGCCCCGCCGCGAACCTGCCGAACCGCAAGGGCGGTTGCCCGGCGCACAACGCCGATATGTTCGATCTGCTTGACCTTGAGTTTGACGACCTCGACGCGCCGGAACAGTGGGCGCCGCCGCAGATCGACGGCCTTACTCCTGAGCGGATCATCGCGCTTGCGACGAAGAAGCGCGAGATTGAGCAATGGCTGAACTTCATCGGCGGCGCGGCGCTGCAACACCTCTTGGACAACGGCCCGACCGCTGGTCAGAAGGCGGTATACGGTCGAATGCCCCCGCGAAAGTGGGCCACCGAAGGCGCGGCCGAGGCGTTCCTGAAACAGCGTCTCGGCCTTGACGCCACGTTCAACAAAAAGCTGATCACGCCAACCCAAGCCCTGAAGGCAATGGGTAAAGGCGCTGAACTTCCGGGCGGATTTATCACCCAAGAAGACCCCAAGCCCACCATCGCGCCAATCGAGGACAAGCGAGACGCAATCGCGCCGCTTGTCGATGACTTCGAGGACTACGGCGACGATCTGGGCACGCTTTAACCCTGAAACCGACCAACCAACCAACGAGGAAACCAAATGTCCTTCAAACCTACCTTCAATCCTCAGACCGGCCGCATCAAAGCCCTGGTTCGCCTGAGTTTCTTCAAGGGCTTTGAAAAGACCCGCAGCTTCGAGAACGGTTCGCTGAAATACCGGACCAACGGGCTGCTCTACAAGAACACGACCGAGGGCGCAGCGTCGATCAAGGTGATCAACGAAGGGATCATCGACTTCATGCGCAAGGAATTTCCCGGCAAGGAACCGGCGAAATTCAAGACCGCACTGGACGATGGCCCGAAAGGCCGCTGGCCGCTGTTCGACGGCGACAAATACCTTACGGAAGATGGTGATGTGCGCAGCGGCTATGCCGATACCCGCTATCTCAAGCTGACCAACGACCGGAAGTTCAAGTTCCGCGACCGGCGCGGCAACGAGATTGACGATGAAGAAATCCTACTGGACCTGTTCCGCTCAGGCCATTGGGCCATCGCCTATTTCCACCTGTTCCCGATCAAGTCGCAGGACAAGGGCGGCAACGGCATCTTCGTGACATGCGACGCTCTGCAATTCTGGAAGCGTGACGAGGAGTTCGCTGGCGGCGACATGGACGACTCCGAGTTCGATGACTACGGCGACGACGAAGACGATCTGGGCAGCGGGTCGTCTTCCGGCGGTGATGACGACTTGGGCATCTGATTCAACATTCTGGCGCCCCGTAAAACGCGGGGCGCCAATCAACCTTTTATGGATCGGGCAACGAAATGCTGCATGTGATGATCGACATTGAAACGATGGGGACGCGGCCCAACGCACCGATCCTGACCATCGGCGCGGTGAAATTCGACCCTGAAACCGGCGCATTGGGCCAAGAGTTTTATCGCGCAATCGACGTAAGTGACGCCCTGAAATACGGCGCTCCTGACGGCGAAACGCTGAAATGGTGGCTGACCCAGAGTGAGGCGGCACGCAAAGCCGTAGTGGCAGGAACAACGCCGTTGCGCATCGCACTGGCTGACCTGTCCGGGTTCTATACCAATTGGGATCAAGTCAAGGTCTGGGGCAATGGCCCCGGCTTCGACATGACCATTCTGGAATACGGCTTCTGGCGTGCCCTCGACCTGAACCCAATCTGGAAATTCTGGAACATCCGCTGCTGCCGCACCATCGCGGAAATCTCCGGTATGCGCCCCCCGAAAATCGCTGGCTCCGGCGTGCATCACAACGCCCTGGATGACGCCAAGCACCAAGCCGCATGGGTTTCCCGCTACTGGCAAATGCTGCGCGATCCGAAGCGTGATCAAGCCGCTCCGACCGCCCCGGCGAACGATATTGACGACCTCTTGGGCTTGTGAGGCGCGCGACATGCGGATCAAGGAAGCCTATGAGCGGTTCATTGCGGCGCAAGCCGCCGACACCCGGCCCGCATGTGTTGCTCGGCAATACAGTGACCAAATGGTGTGCGCGAAGTGCAACTTGGCCTGGGATGTGAACGATCCTGAGCCGCCGCAATGCCGTGCCGGGTCGCGCTGATGCCGGGCAAAACCCTCATCATCGACACCGAGATTTACCGAAATTTCTTCTACCTCGGCATCAAGCGGGTCGAGGATGGGGTTCGCGCGCATTTCGAGTTTTCGGAACGGACCTATTTCGATTTCGCAAAGGTCCGCAAAATTCTGCGCGGCAATACGACCGTGGGCTTCAACAGCCTGAACTTCGACTTGCCCGTGATCTACAAAATGCTGAGCGGCGCGTCATTGGATGATGTGAAGGACGCGGCGAACCACATCATTATGAACCGCGTGCCGCATTGGCGGGCCGAGCGGGAACTTGAAATCGTCATCCCGAAGAACCTGGATCACATTGACCTGTTCGAACCTAATCCGTCCGTCAGGGACGGCCTCAAGACCCTGATTGGTCGGATGCAGATGAAGCGTCTGCAAGAACTACCATATGAGCATGACCGCATCCTTTCCCCGAAGGAAATGGATGACGTTATTGAATATTGCCAATACGGCGATCTTGACGGCACCGAGGAACTGTTTCGCCGCCTCGCTGAACCGCTCGATCTGCGCGTGGAACTCGGGAAAACCTATGGCCTCGAACTGCGCTCCAAATCCGACGCGCAGGTCGGTGAAGGCATCCTGAAAAGCCGCGTCGAGGAACACCGTGGGCAGCGCATCCAAAAGGCGATGTATTCCGAGGGCCACGCCTTCCGTTATGAAGTGCCGGAATGGATCAAGTTTCAGACGCCATACATGCGCGAAGTTCTGGAAACGATCCGAAACACAGATATTCGCCTCGGCAAGAACTGCAAGGTGGACCTGCCGAAGTCATTCTCAGATTTCGACATTCAATTCGACGGCCTGAAATACACCCTTGGCATTGGCGGGTTGCACTCCACCGAGTCGAACCGCTCGGTTCATAGCGACGCCGACGTGGTTCTGATCGACGCTGACGTGGCGTCGCAATACCCGTCGATCATTATGAAACTCGGCCTTTATCCCAAGGCCATGGGTCCGCAATTCTTGCCGGTCTACAAGCAAATTATTGACCGCCGACTTGCCGCGAAACGCGCGAAAGACAAGACTACCGACAAGGGTCTGAAAATTGCGATCAACGGTTCCTACGGCAAATTGGGATCGGCGTTCTCAGTATTGTTCGCGCCTCACCTGCTGATTTCCGTCACCCTGACCGGCCAACTGTCTCTGCTCATGCTGATCGAGGCTGCGCACCTCGCCGGTATTCCGGTGGTCAGCGCAAACACCGACGGCGTGATCTTCAAATGCCCCCGCACGAAATGGGACGGATTTGTTCTCAACGACAAGGGCAAACCCACCGACAGGCTGAAACCCAGCCCGATCCAAGACATTATCGAATGGTGGGAAGGGCTTACCTCTTTCAACCTTGAGTTCGCGGAATACGCCTCGGTCTACAGCCAAAGCGTCAACGCCTATATCGCCCTGAAACCCGACGGTTCATATAAGCGAAAAGGCACCTTGGCGAATCACTGGTCCAAGGAATTGCCTTGGGGCGAGGCTAACACCGACTACGACCCGAGCCGCGACGGCCTGAAGAAGAACCCGCAAATGACCATCGTTGCGGATGCCGTGCTGGGCTATCTGCGCAATGGCATTCCGCTGGAAGACACGATCTTCGGCTGCACCGATCTGCGGCAGTTCCTTTGCATCATCAATGCCACTGGCGGCGCGACATGGGGTCCGGGCGAACCGATCTATGGCACTCACGAACGGATCGACGCCAAGGGCAAGACGATCCGTTCCAGACCGCTGATCGGCTACGGCGGTGAACGCTATCTGGGCAAACTGGTCCGATACTACTGGTCCACGGAAGGCAACCCGATCCTGAAGCGGGCGGGCCACCCGACGACCGGCAACCGCCCCATGGTCCCAAAGACCGAGGGTTGTCAGCCGATGATGACGCTGCCCGACGACATGGAGGTGCCCGACGATCTGGACCGGCACCGCTATGTCGTCGCGGCCCATGACATGCTTCGTGACATTGGGGCGGCGCCGCGTGTCTATCGTGCCCCGTTGATTGCCATTGCTGAAGCCGTGCTGGGCCTTGCGGCATGAGGGTGTTCATCGGCATGGAAACCAGCGGCATGACGCGCCGGGCCTTCGAAGCGCGGGGCCACTTCGTCGTGTCGTGCGACATTCTTCCTGCGGTGGATGGGTCGGTGTTCCGGCCCGCCGCAGGGGGGCACGTCCAGGGCGATGTGTTCGAAACCTTGGCGCGCTTTACCGCTGTGGGCCTTACATTCGACCTCGGCGTGTTCCACCCGGATTGCACCTATCTGACCAATAGCGCGGCCTGGGCGTTCAATGAGCCTGATTTCGCGCGCTGGCCCGGCGTTGGGTATCACCAGAGGGTCAAGCCCGGCACGCTGACCGGAGAGGCCCGCGCGCGCGCGCGTCGGGAAGCCTTGGCGACGGTTCGCCGCATCATGGCCCTGCCCCTGCCCCGCATCGCAATCGAAAACCCCGTTGGCGCGATTTCGACCGCGATCCGCAAGCCGGATCAGATCATCCAGCCTTACGACTTCGGTGACGACGCCAGTAAGGCGACATGCCTTTGGCTGCACAACCTGCGCCCGCTGCTTCGGTTTGCGGATCAGCGGGTTGCGGGTCGGCGCGTGGAATGGCCCAGAGGCAGCGGCAAGACCGTGGAACGCTGGGCGAACCAGACAGACAGCGGCCAGAACGCGCTGTCGCCCAGCGATGAACGCTGGAAGACCCGCAGCGCCACATATCCCGGCATCTCCGCAGCCATGGCCCGCACATGGGGCAAGCCGCTGCACCACTTCAACGATCTACTGCAAGGAGGCGCTGCGGAATGTCGAGCGGCGTGAAAGAGGCTTACATCGAAGCGCAGGCCGACAAGCGGGCCAAATCGGCGGGCTTCATTGTCCGCAAGCTGGCTTGGACCGGGCGGCGCGGCGCGCCAGATAAGTTCTATAGCCGCGACGATACCGGGCCGTTCCTCGTGGAATACAAGGCGCCCGGCGAGACGCTGCGGCCGGATCAGGTTCGGGAAATCGCCAAGCTGCGCCGCGCCGGGACCGTGGTGCATGTGATCGACTCCATCGAAGCGGCGTTCGATCTGTTCCGATGAGTTCCGCGCCCCTCGATCACCTTCTGGCGCGCCTCGGCTTCCCGCTTGTGGCCCGCACCGTGGCACCCGCAGCCATGCTGAGCCACAACGGCGGGCCGTCATTGGACGACGCACCGCGCAAGCTGGGCCGCGACGATCTGCGGCACTACCAGAATGTCACGGTGGACCTGATCAAGACGATCTGGGCGCCAGACGGCCCGCCGAGTCTGATCCTGGCCTATGACATGGGCAGCGGGAAGACCGTCTCGACGCTGACCGCGCTGCGCGACATGCTGGACGCCGGAGTGGTTCGGCGCGTGTTGATCGTGGCTCCGCTGTTCGTTGCAGAAGCCACATGGCCCGACGAGATTGAGGCTTGGCGCCATACCTGCGAAACGACCTATTCCGTGATCACGGGCGACGCCAAGCGCCGCGCTGCGCGCTGTGCCGAGGCGACCGAAATCCACATCGTCAACAAGGAAAACCTGCCCTGGCTGTGGGCGCACTTCGGTAATGGCAAGCGGTGGCCCTATGACACCATCGTCATTGACGAAGCGTCCATGCTGAAGAACGCCAAGATGCGGACCCCGAAGCGTGCCTTAACCCGGTTCGGGGTCTTGGTGCAGGCCAGGAAAAAGACCCGCGCCGTGATCGAACTCACCGGGACGCCTGCACCGAACGGCCTGCAAAACCTCTACGGGTTGTCCTATATCGTGGATCAGGGTGAACGGCTGGGTCGCAACAAGACGCAGTTCATGGACCGCTGGTTCAACCAAAACAACTACACCTATGAGGTGACGCCGAAACCCGGTGCTGAGGCGGAAATCATGCGGCGCCTCAGCGATGTGATGTTCAGCCTGAACCCCAAGGACTATGCTGAACTGCCCAAGCTGGTGGAGAACGAAATCAGGGTGAGGCTGCCTCCGAAGGTGATGGACGAATACCACCGCTTTCGGCGCAATCTGGTCAGCGACGTATACGACATTGACGCGGTGAACGCGGCGGTTCTCACCAACAAGCTGCTGCAATTCGCCAACGGCTCGGCCTACCAGGAGGACGGCAACCACGTCTGGATTCACGATTGCAAAATTGACGCCTTGGAGGGGCTGCACGCCGAGGCCAACGGTATGCCGTTGCTCGTGGCATACAGCTTCCGCTTCGATCTGGAACGGATTCGCAAGAGGTTCCCCAAAGCCGTTGTGCTGAACGAAGCGAAGGACGTTCGCGGGGTGATGCACGCCTGGAACCGATCCGAGATTGACATGATCTTGGCTCACCCGGCATCGGCCGGTCACGGGCTGAACATCCAAAAGGGTTCGAACATCTCGGTCTGGTATGGCCTGAACTCCGACCTCGAACTGTTCCAGCAGTTCAACAAGCGCCTGTGGCGTTCGGGCCAGAAGCACGAAGTGGTGTTCAGCCATAGAATCGTGGCGGAAGGCACTCACGACGAACGTATTCTGCCTATTCTATGTGACAAGGACGCGGTTCAGCATCGGATTTTTGAAGCGACATATATCGAAATTTCATAGTAATTACAGCATTTTATCCAATACACGAACACTGAAACAAAACGAGAACATTTCAACCTCGACGCCTTGAAACGCCAGCCCATCAAGACTAGCTTAACGTCATTGCTTTTGACCTTGGGAGGACGCTGCTCATGGCTTGGATTCGGGACGGTAGTGTCCGCAGTATTGACCAAAGCGAGTCCAAGAACCCCAAATTTGACGCTGCTGATTCCGAACTGCCATGGTCGGTATCTGGCCTGAACTGGCTGGAAGATGACGCTGTGAACACCTTCATTTATAGCGGATCAACCGGATCGAAATTCATCGTTGCGTTCGGCAGAGAGGTGCCCGAAGGTGTTGCTACGTTGAAGCCGCCGCATCTCATGCGGTTCAGTGATGTGTCTAAGTGGTTGAAATGGCTTGGCGAGGCAACGCACGCTTGAGATAGTCAAGCCCAAAAGTGGCGCTATCCACAGATAGTTGAATGACACCCTTGTAATTCACACATTCAATAGTAAGTTGAAATGTGGCCTTACCGGCTTGGAAATTGCATAGGTATCTCGATGAAAACGACTGCCACAACCCGCGATGCCCCGAACACCAAGCGGGGCGTCATTCGTGATGCCGCCTTTGCGCACCGCCTTGAAGAAGCGTGCCAAGCCAACCCTCATTGCCCGACCGACTTGCCACGCGGCAAGCAGAAGTGGGTGTATGACACGCTTGCGGAGCGGCACGGGATTTCCGTGTCGGCCGAAGCCGCTCGGAAGTGGTTCTCTGGCGAGACGCGCCCCAATCCCCGAACGATGCGGGCCTTGGCCGACATTCTGGGCATTGACGAAGGCTGGCTGTCGCTCGGCCTCAAGCCCGACATTCCGACTGCTGAAAAGGGTGGCCGCTTCCGCGCCGCGAACGGGGCTGTGAACCTCGTGAGCGGCATGATCCAAGTCGCTGGTGGGCATGTCGCCACGAACACCGAACCCGCGTCCGAGTTCGAGTTTACCGCAATCGTGAACGGCCACCTTCTCACCCTCGAAGTGCGGCTTGCCCACGACCTCGGCGGTGGAAAGTTCCGGTTCACGCCCAACAACCGGCCAGAGGCGTCTATGGTCATCGGTGTGATCCCCGGCGCGGATATGACACAAGCCGACCTCTTGAAGCTGGGTCACGACCAGATCAAGAACTGCGGCGACTATCGCGGTGACTTCTACGAACTGATCGTGACCCGCGACGCCCAAGGGGAATACAGCACGATCCTTGAGCCGGTTGCGAAAATCCGACGCCTTGACGACCTCACCTGA